ATACTTCTAATTTTTCAATGCAAAAAGAATCTTGGCCTAAACCATTTAAATATAGATGGTATCAAAAAGATTTACTTACTGATAAATCTAAAAATATAATTCTTACCGCAGGAAGAGCTGTGGGTAAATGTAATCCAATGTTTTCTCGTATATATACGAACAAAGGTTATACAAGTATAGCTGCTATTATAAAATCAGGAGATCCTTATTTTGTTGTCTATGCATTAAACAATGAAAATAAATTAGTTCAAAGAAGAGCAACCTTTGAAAAAAATGGTATGGCTAAAGTATTAAGAGTAGAGACAGAAAGTGGTTTTACTTTTGACGGTACAGTTAACCATCCGATTCTTACTCCGAATGGATATATTCGTACCGATCAATTATCAGTAGGAGATGAGGTTGCTATAGCATCATCGCTTCCCTGGGAAGGAAGTGCAAAAGCTTTAAATTGGTTTGAATTACGTTGGTTTGGTTATGCATCTGGTGCTAGTGTTAAAATAAATCCAGAGATGTACTTTAATTTAGCATATCAAAAACAAGTTGCTGAATTTCAAGCCATTGCTAAATATTTTGATTGTACTCTTATACAAGATTCTTACGGATTTAAATTGTCGGTTAAACGCGGATTTTTTAAACACTATGTAAATATACTTTTAAAAGAAATGAAGTGTAGATATTCTACTAGACAGCCACTATTAAGAGTACCCGATATAGTCCGCATGGAAGCTTTGTCTAATATTAAAGTATATCTTGAATCATTTTTTAGTTTATGGGGGACAGTAGAACGGAAGGACGGCCAATATACCGTATCGGTTAGTCATCCTAGAAAAACGTTTTTACAAGATATTCAAGAACTTCTTCTAAGGTTCTCTGTCGAAACTATTATTACCCATAAAAATGATGTTTATGAGCTTAAACTAAGAGATGAAAAAAGTGTTTATAGATTTTTTCAAAAACTAACTATTCCTGGAGTTGATTCTTCGTTTTTACCAATGCCGTTTAATTATGAAGATGAAGATGATATTGAATATAGATTTGATAAAATTGTTAATATAATTGATAAAGGAAGTCAACCAACATTTGCTATAAGTGTAAAAGATGATCATAATTATATATGCGACGGTCTAATCGTGCATAATTCTCTAGTTCTTGAGGATAAAATTATGTATGAATCTATTAACTATGATATTATATTCCCAGAAACAAAAGAGCAAGCTGTATCAACTGCAAACGAAAATCAGCTCATGCCGTTATGGGATAGATTAGATCATAGATTTAATAATAGTAAACTTTACTCTGAGTATATAAGAGGTGGTGGATTAAACAGATCGAAGAAAACTCTTACAATACCTGTGCCAAACGGCGATCCTTATAAAATAACATCTCGTATAGCCGGAAATAAAGGTGAGAATAGCGTGGTAGGCCTTCACGTAGCGAGAATTAAGGTAGATGAGATTCAGCTTTATCCTTGGTCAACTTGGACACAGCTTATGCCTACACTTAACGCATGGGAAGAAAATACTCAAGTATTTTGTTGCGGGGTTAAATTAATTGGTAGCCCCTTTCTACAGTAATGTAGATTTAAAAATTCTCTTATATCGGTGAAAATCTTTAGAAGATAACACCGAGCTAACCTATTAAGGAAGCGTAACGACTATGAAAAGAAATGATCACATATTAACAAAGATTGTATCAGCATCCCTTATGGGGGATGGTTATCTTTTAAAAGATGATAGCAGCAATCGTAATAGAAATGCTCAGTTTAGAATTAAGCAAATAGAGTTACACAAAGATCATTTAGATTATTTATCTAACTATTTAAATATTTTGACCAGTATCAAAATGGATTACACTCCACCAAAGGAAAATATTTATATATGTGGGAAGCAAACAAGATCATCTGGTGTGTATACTCTTAGAACGATGAATTTACCATTCTATACTCAAATGTATCATAGATGGTATTTAGACAAAGTAAAGCGAATAGATCCACATGCTTGTACATTAATAGATGCCGAATTTATGGCAATATGGTATCAACAAGATGGATACATAGAAGGAACGTTACGTAAAGATTGTAAAAATAATGGTATACATATATGTACGGATAGTTTTAGCTATGGTGATCTTTTAATGATGCGTAAAGCTATTATAGAGAAAACCGGATTTGTTTTTAACATAATTCATAAATCTATTAATAAACGTGCAGAAAATACTTACAGACTTTCGCTATATAGAAAACAAACTGAGCAATTTATTGATTATATACATTCCTATATTCAACCAAGTTTTGAGTATAAACTTTCTTTTCTTAACAGAGAACATCCACTAATTGTGGATGATGATCTAGTCTGTTCTTCATAGTGATATGAAGAGTTTAGCAGAAATGACTAAACAATTTAACAAGTAAAAGACCAAATGGATGGCGGGATGGTAGTGTTGCATTTTTCCTTGATCAAAAAAGCACAAAATTTAAAAAATATAGAATACCATCTCACAATAATCCATATTTTACACTTCAAAATAATATAGAAGCTATTAAAGAACATGGTGGAGAAAATACAGATGCGTATCAGACACTTGTTCTTGGAAAACATGGTAATGCAGCCTATGCTGTTATTCCGCATGAATCTATTACACAGGAACCGTATGAATTATTTAATTACATATATTCTGTTAATGATAAAGCAAAGGGAAGAAACTATACAGAAGTTTTAGGCCTTCCAAAGATAAGTAAAGACTATATAAAATATACTACCTTGGCTATCGACACTGGATACACTGATCCAACTATTATACAACTTATTGCTCTTGGAGAAGATAATAAATGGCGAACTCTTGTTAGATGGAAGTTAACAAGAATACCATTCCCCGAACAAGTGATCATAATTGACTGGATTGCTACTAATTATAATATAGATATGATTGGCATAGATGCGGGAGCTGGTGGCGGTGGTACTCCTATTATGCAAGAATTATTTACAGATAAATATAAATCCAAAAAATATGATAAACGAGTGCAAGGTGTACTCTTTAATGAAATGGTCGTTACCGGAACAGATCCATCCGGTGCTGAGTTAAAGATACAAATGAAATCTTATGGTGGACAACAATTAGCGAGAATGATCAGCGAAAAAGAGTTAATTTTTAGCGAAATGGATTATGAAGGAATTTCACAACTTGAAAGAGTAGCTTATCAAAAGAGAACTGATGGATCAAATAGTTACTATGTAATGTCAGAAAAAGGAAATGGCGCATCAAAAGATGATCATATTTTTGCAAGTTATGTGGTATTTATTGCTCTTATGCTTCGTTTATCCTTAAAGAAAATAACAAAGCGTAAATTATTTAATGCGAGATGGTAAATATGGAAGAAAAGAAGAAAATTATAAAACTGGATTGGGCTTCAAGTAGTGTTTACCCAGCGTATCCATTATTTGATATGCCAAGTAATCCAGGTACAACATACGTCGGTATATCACCATTTTCAATGGATGGAGATCCACGTAATTATTTAGAAGAAATTAGGCAATGCCGACATTTCTATAAATATGATCCAATTGCTTCAACTGTTATTAATAGAATGTGTGAGATGGCTATTACAGACATTAAAAATAGAAGGATTAATTGTACAGATGAAGAGGTTTTATTTTTTAATGCTGTTGCTAAAAAATTAAATAGATTGTTAGAAGCTATATGTAGAGAATATCTTGTTAATGGAATGGCTATTCCAGACGTAGTTGTTGGAAAAGTTATGGGAAGTAAGTTAGACCCTAATTTAGGAAGAACACGTTATTATTTTCCAGATAAGTTATGGGTGAGAAATCCAGAAAATATTGTACTTAAAAAAAGACCTTTAGATATTCAAAGAGATGTATTTCTGAAAATACCAGAAGAAGAGCGCTTCTTTATTCAAAATGAAGGTAAATACAAAGATGGAACATTTGATAAAGAAGCTTATTACAATCTTGTTCGGCAGTTTCCTGAATATGTTGAATTGGTTAAAAATGGAGCTACATTGATACCGTTGCCCTCAGTTAAACCTGTTGCCCGTAAAACGATGTCACATGAGGATTATCCCCAACCATTTTTAGTACCAGCACTAGGATCTCTAAAACATAAGCTACAAATTAAGATGATGGATTACTCAATTGCTAAAAAAGCATTAGAGTCAATTCGACAGATTAAAGTGGGTAGTGATGAATTTCCAGTTGAAGAGGGTGATGATATTATTGTAGATCTCAAAAATCAAATTGAAGTTGCAAGAAGGAAAAATGGTGGAGTAGAAAATATTTACACCCTTTATACTCCACACACTGTAGAGATAGTTTGGAGCTATCCTCCATTAGATGCATTGCTTTCGGATGCTAAGTATAGTGAACCGAATGCAGATATATTTATGGCTCTAGGATTCAGCAGAGTTTTACTCGTTGGTGAATCGCTAAGAAGTAATTCTGGTACAAGCGTTGCTACAACTATTGGTCCTGTATCTACTCTTAATGAAATTAGATTATCTATATTAGAATGGGTAGAAAAACTTTATGCAGATCTTGCTGAAAAAAATGGTTTTAGGGCTTATCCAAAACCATCATTCGGCCCTATACCTTCAGCAGATCTCGTACAACTTGTACAATTTGCTATAGAAGCTGCTAAACAAGGTATTATTTCTAAAGATACCGTTGCTAAAATGTTTAATTCAGATTTTGAATCAGAACATTCTCAGATAGATGCAGAAATGAGCATCGACAATATACCAACGCCCGTCGAATTAAATAATCCAGCGGCTATGAATCCTCAGACAAATGAGATCAGTACAGCTACAGAAGAGGTGTAATCATGCCGCTTTTACCGAGTGATGTTTCTATAATACGTAGCGAGATTAGAACATTAGTTGATCCGTTACTTATTAAGTTTAGACAAGAGCTTTACGGGAGCGGTATAACATACGGAAATCAAATTAGAGAGGCTCTTATACCGAAACAAGAAGTTGAGCTACCATCTGGAACTGTTTTTGGCGGCGGTACAGAAAATAGATTAGCTGTTTGGACAGATACTCAAACTCTTGGCACGAGTCCATTGAAAACGTATGCTTCGGGTGTTGTTCTAGAAGAGGGTGTACTATGTATTGGAGTACCTTTACCAAATGGTTTAGTATCAACTGATACTGCCTCTCTTAAAGTTGGTAAAGCATTTTTAAGCGATGCCACAATAACTGTAATACATACGAGTCCGTTTAGATTTGAGAGACGAATCGACACAGGGACAGGACTACCAACAAATTTCTATGACTGGATGATTAATAAGGATCATTTTGGATACACTGGTAGCGATGAAGATCTTCTCAACGATGACAATTATTTGTTATCTTTTGGTAAAATAGATCCTTATCTTCATGGTGAAAAAACGATGATATATCCTCTTGCTTTATCTTATATAAAAGATCAAGTAAAACAAGATGTTTATCATACAGTAGGATGGTCTGTTGATGAAGCACCTTCTTCTGGTCAATATGGCCCAATTCATTTTATTAACTATCCATTTGAATTTCTTGAATTGAATGCTTATACTACATCTCCTGTTATAGGATCAGATGTTAAAATAGCCGTCGAATGGACAGATGGATATAATCCATATATAAATGGATCAGGTGTTGTATGGAATAGAATTGTAGGAGAATATGGTACAGGAACGGGTGGAGCTACAATTTATGTACCGACTGATCTAGTTATACAATCATCTAAATATACAGGAAGAGCAATTCAAGTAAATCAAAATGATAATCAGAAACCTAGATCAAAAACTGGCCCAAATCCTGAAGATACTATTCTTCCAAGTGGACAATACGGCATATGGTTAAGAATGGTAGTATTACAAGGATCTGGGGCTACAAATTTAACCGTTCAGTGTACATTTAAGCAGGTGTAAATTATGGGATTAGTATTTTTTGATGGTTTTGAAGACGGTTTTGCCGTAACAAATGGTTATGGCTGGGCAGGAAATTTTGATGCTGACGATATAACTTCAGCTTTTAAGAGGAGTGGAAATTATGGCGCTCGTATAGATAGCGGCAAAACTATTTATCTTCCTAACACGGTTATGTATAAGCAGGTCGTATTTGGATTTGCTTGCAGAACAATTAACAGTGCTCCAGTTTATATAATGATTAACTCGATGTCAAATGATAGAATATTTCAATACGAAATGACATCATTTATGATTAATCAAAATACAAAAGCAATAACAGTTGGTACTGGCTTTCAAATAGCTGTAGCACGTGCTTCTTATGACGCATCTTCTATAGATTTCACTCAATGGCATTATTATGAACTAAGATGCTACTATGATGGTACTAACGGTGTACTTGAGGTTTATCTTGATGGTACAAGAATTATAAACTGGGTAGGTAATACATTAGCTGCGAATGCCAACTCAACAGGTTTTATATCTCATATCAGATTAAATACGCAGGCAAATGTATTTGATGATCTGTATGTTACTGCTTCTGTAACGCCTAGTACGGCTAATACAGAGATACTTGGTGATGTAAGAGTGGATAGGCTTATTATCAATGGCTCTGGTACATTCAATGATTATGTGCAAGATCCAAATGGTAACTGGACAATCGTATCTGATAATAACAGCTCGACGTTTGTTACTGCAAGTGGTATCAATATCAAAGAAACATATAGTATAAGTCCTGTTCCAGATATAAACGCTACGATTCACGGTATTAAGGTTGGAGGGGCTGCTCAGAAAACATCTATAGGGAACAGAACAATTAAACCAATTGTCTATACAAGTGGTACAGTTATTGATAGTTATCCATCTGTTTCATTGGGCTATGGAGGAGACACATATTTTGCAGGATTTTATCCGACCAATCCAATAACGTCATCGAGATGGACCCCGAATGAAATAGAGAATATAGAAGTAGGTACATTAGTATCAGGAGTTTTATAAATGGCATTAATATTTTTTGACGGTTTTGATTATAGAACTTCTCTTGTACCGCCATGGAGTGCAGCAGCAAACCTCACAATAAATAGTGCTGCTAGTAGAAATGGGATAAATGGTGTAAGAGGAGCAACAAACGGAACATTAGATTATTATCTATCGAGCGGCACTTATAATCTTATAGTTGGTTTTGCAGCTAAAGGACAGGTAAGTAATACGTATCAAGTAGCATTTTATTCTAGCGGTACTGTGCAGACATCTTTTAGGTTTAATCCATCGCGTGGTATGGATATTTATAGAGGTACTTCTACATTTGTGGCAGCGACCAATCCTAATCTTTATGATCCTACTGTGTGGAATTATTTCGAGGTTCGGCTAAGGCCATCAAATGTTGTTGTAGCCTCTGGAGAAGCTGAAATACACATTAACAGTGTGACATCATTATTATATTCTGGGCAAGTTGCATCAAACGTAAACGGAATTGATCAGATAAGATTTTCACTTGGAGACGTATCATATTATATGGATGATGTGTATATTATTGTACCAACATCTGGTACAGCAAATAATACATTTTTAGGAGATATTCGTGTAGATGTTGTAGCTCCATCAGCGTCTGGTACATACAATCAGTTAACTCCATTCGGATCGTCTGTTAATTATATGAACGTTGATGAGATACCCGCCAACTCGTCTGATTATAACTATTCTGATGTTGTTGGTGCTACAGATACATACAACTTTACTGACTTGCCGGTTGATGCATCATCTATAGCTGCTGTACAAGTTCACATGTATGCAGCAAAAAGTAGCACCGGATCTAGAAGTGTTGCTCCAGTTATTCTATTCAGTGGTGTACAGTACACTGGTTTAGATAAAGGTTTGAGTCAATCATATACGTATTACTCACAAATGTTTGAAACTAATCCGATAACAGGATCAGGATGGAATCCTTCGGAGATAAATAGCTCAGAATTTGGTGTAAAAGTAAGGCCATAAACTATGGCAGATCAATTAAGAATTGCACAAGAATTTGTTCAATCTCTAGCTCACAACGACACATCTAAATTATACATATCTAATCTACACGAACAGGTTCTTGTAAACAAAACTCAGAATACGTATGTTACATTAGCTGGCGTCACTCTGGATATTGTGGGAAATACTTCATACAATGCCGTTCAATTATCTGAGATGATGGTTGATATTGTTACTAGCGGGTATCCAAACAGTGTTAACTTGAGTGCAACGACGGTCGATATTTTAGCACAGAATCGCTATAATGCTCTTGTGGGTTTTGTAGGATTTGAAATAATAAGCCGAATCATTCCTCCATTATCAGTAGCAGAAGAACTTGTTGAAGTTATTTATGCTGCATCTGGAATTAAAGGCAGTATTTCAGAATCACTAGTTGAGGTTTTAAAGTACAATACTCCAGGTACTGCCAGTAATGCACAAAATGTTTTGTCTGTTTTAAGTTATAATGGTGCATCACAAAGTAGAATAAGCCAAACATATGTGTCCGCTCTTGTTAAAGGTAACGAGAATTCAGTATTGAGGAATTCAGAAGTTCTGTTAGAAATTATTAGAAAAAATGATAAAAAGGGAAAATGGTATAAGATGCTTATATCATATTAAAGGAGAATTTTATGGAAGTATTAGTAGTTGTTTTTGTAATATTTGTAGCTTTATCTGTATATCTTACTATAAAGAATAATGAGATGTCCAAGAAGATGAAACAAATAGAGTCTGATTATAAAAATTACAGAGACGAATTAAATCTACAATTTCAAAGCAGATTGCATCAAGAATTAGCTAAAGCTCAGAATGAAGCAACACAAGCAAGTAGAAGAACGATAAAGGGGCAGTTAGTAGAACAATTATTTCCTCATATGATGGATTGTGAATATCATCCAGCAGACATGAGATTTTTGGGAGATTTTTGTGATTATATTGTTGCTGATGGGTATACAAATACAAAGGACGGCGATGGTGATATCGAACGTATTGTATTTGTAGAAATTAAAACAGGGAAGTCACGCCTTTCTAAACATCAGCAAAGAATTAAAAAGGCCGTTGAGGAGGGACGTGTAGAGTGGTCTACCGTTAGATTAGATTTATGAATATAGATACAAAAACGTATAACAAGGTTAATAAATATCCTAATAGAAATACTATTAGGGGGCATCCCCGCGAAGGTTTATATAGAGGATATGGATCATCTAAAAGATATGCTAGTGCTTGGAGAACATCATTTCGAGCTATTTTGATACATACAACAAACGGAAATGCTAAAAGTAAATTCGAGAATGAAGCAGATTTTTTACTAAATTCAGAGGATGTAAGTGCTAATTATTTAGTAGGTCAGCAACATCAAATAGCTCAGATAGTTGACCCAAGAGTTATTGCTTGGCATTCTGGAGATTGCTACGATAATGATTTTGAAAATCCTACTTCGATTGGTATAGAAATACATTGGACACCAAGTCTCGGTGCTCTACCGGCTAGTGTTATACACGATGTTGATAGTTTAGTCAGATATCTGTTAACTAAATATCCGACAATTAATAAAATAGATACACATAGAAATCAAGCCAAACCAAAAGGACGCAAAATAGACCCGTCTGGATGGGATGATGTATCTTTTAATCTATGGCGGGACTCTCTTATTAAAGATCCGGTAAAGAAGTATACTGTAATAACAAGGTCAAATATTAGAAAGTCTCCGTCAACTTTGGCTGAAATCGTAGGGAAGGCGGAAAAAGGCGACGAGTTTATTATCTATGAGACAACTGATAAAGGAGAAATTGTAGAAGGATCTTCTACATGGGCTAGAGTAGGCGATAATAAATGGATATGGAAGGGACTTTTAATAGAAGTATAATCCTTACGTGCATTTTGTAGTACAAGCGTTAAAAGTAAGGAAAAATATGAATTTACTGTTTTCCATTAATTTAGCCGGATTTATAGTAGATGAGCCGATATCAGCAATTATTGCTGCTTCCATTGCCGCTATAGCGGCTATTATAACGGCTATTATAACGGCGAGGAATAGTCTAGCACTATATAAGGCAAAAAACGAGAATTTAGAAAAACAAGAAAAAATAACTCAACAAGATACTTTTAGAGATGATCTTATTCAGCATATAGCTACTCAGGACGAGAGGCTTGATAAAGCTCTTAAAAGAGTAGACGCCTTACAAGAAGTTATAGAAGGATTAAGAGAACAGAATGCTCACTTGTTACAGGATAAATGGCAAAAAGAGCAGACTATTCTCGAACTTAAATCTACTATCAATAAGTTAACCATAAAAGTTAACAGAATGGAGATATAAAATGTTTAAGAATATTATTAAACGTACAACCGAATTATTTAGATATGAGCCAGTAGTAATAACAAATGTTATCACTGGCTTAGTCACTGCGTTTATTGTTCTATTCATTGCTTTTGGTGTTCCTATTACTGAAGAGCAGAAGGCTGCTATTTTAACCCTTGTTAGTGGACTAGCTTTGGTTATTGCAACATATGTCGCTCGTGATAAAGTTACTCCTATGGCTAAATTAGAGGATAAAAATATTAAAAATGAGCATGAATAATTGACAAACACCCCAAGATATGCTATAATGATAAGCCTTATCTTGGGGTGTTTTTTTTTTATTTATGGAGATTTATATATGGGATTAGACATAAATACTGGACATAATGCCGGAGGTCCAAAGCAGTCTAAATTTGAAATACAAGATCAGCAAAGAGAGCAATTTGCAAATAACAAAAGATCTAGAAATTTTTGGCATACTATAGAATATCCTGGTAAGTACATATTAGAGCAACCATTTCAAATATCACTTGCTGTTATTATATTAATAGCCGCTGTAGTATTTCTCTTTCGTATATTCGGAGTACCAGATTATGAAAAATCATTAATAGATCTTATTATTGGTTATACAGTAGCTATTTCTTTTGCCTTTGCATCACTGGCTACTGTCTGCATTGTAATATTTAATGCTTGGCAATATTTTTATAAGAAGGGAATATATACTCTTCCAAACGGATTCCCTGTATCATTTAAGACTATTCACAATAATTACGATGGATTAAATGAGAGCGTGCTTGCTAAGTTAGGTTATTTTGACGTTGAAAATGCTAGAGCTGGTAATCCTATCGTTGCTCCTGGAGAAATTAATACGACATATGCACCAGAAACAAGCACAACATATGCACCAAGTATTAATGGCACTCAGAATGAATCTGCGAACGATACTAAATTATTAGAGCATATGTTAGATTCAAAACCACAGTCAATTGTAAGTTCTTTACCAGAAAGCGTTGATTTATTTGAGATGGTAGAACAAAGAGATGCTGGTCACATTGTCTTGGGAGTTAATGAGGATGGGGATGTTGTACAGGTACCTATTGACAATTCTTTTCATATGTTAGTTGGAGGAACAAGCGGTTGGGGTAAATCAGTATTTTTGCGATCTATGGTTTATATGCTTATGAGAGAAGCAGAAGATACTTCTACGTCTCTTGTACTAGGATTAGCAGATATCGAAAATAACACTTTCCCTGAATTTAAAGATACAAAATATGTGAAATGGTACGCCGCTGATTATGTTAGTATTGAGCACATGACACATGCACTTCTTAAAGAAGTCGAACGGCGTAAAGTTCTGTATGAGCAAATGGGTAATGGTATAGCTAAAAATCTTTCTCGATATAACGAACTTGCACATAGAAATGGTTTAGAAGAGCTTCCAATGGTTGTAGTATTCTACGATGAGTTTTCTGCTTTAATGCACAGAGCGGCACAACAAAAAAGAATTCTATCAGATATTCTTCAACTTGCCCTTCGTTCGAGAAAGTATGGAATCTTTTTAGTTATAGCCGGTCAAACGTTTAAAGCAGATCTTATTGATAGCTCTGTTACTGGTCAGTTTAGTTTTAACATTGCATTTAAAACGAGAAACAATACTGCTTCTATGCAGATTATAGGTCAGCCTGGAGCAGAGAGCTTAACTCAACCAGGTGAAGCATTTATTAAAACAAAAGATGGTACAGTATACAAGCTACAAACTCCATATGTCGATGAAGATGCTTTACTTGACGCAATAGAAGAATTTAGAACTGATAGTAAAGCAAATATCGTACCCGATGTTGTTCGAGAGATAATATCGTATAGTAAAGCTGTTCTTGAGAATAAGGTCAAGTTTAAAGAGATAGAAAAATATATGAAAGAGAATTTTGATATGTCTCGTTCGGATACTTATTCTGCTTTACGCTGGATGGACGATAATGGTTTTTCTAAGAGAAACGATAGAAATGGACGAGAATTAAATTGGCCTAAAATTAAGGAGTATTTACCAGATGAAGAAATCCAAGAAGAGTAAATACGCCTCATTCATGGAATATACCGCTGATCACAGAGATAAAAATAATCTTAAAATACATGATCGGCGGTATATTCGAGGAAAGATAAATGCTGTACTTCGTTCTACTTTGCATGATAGAAATACAGGTGATTTAACTACGGATTCAGACATTAGACGGCGTGTACTGGCTAAGACAGGCGGGCACTGTTATCTATGTTGGCGACAGTATACAACAAGTGAGGCGAAGGAGTCAAGCTCACCAAGACTTTATTTTTCAAAACTCCAAATAGATCACGTTATTGCTCTGGATAAATTTGGACCAAATGCTATCTCAAATTATATGCCAGCTTGTGCTCGTTGCAATCGTATCAAATCTAATCTTTCATTGGCGGAGGCTAAGATTTTAATACAAAAAGACATACAAAAAAGAGGGTATTGACAAACCAAAATACTGTGTTATAATAACACTGCATGATAGAAAAAAGAAAGAGAGAAATTAATGTTATATGGATTAGGTATTATATTATTATTATTCTCTGTTTTATATACAGGAATTACTCTTATTAGATTTATACGCTTAAAACTATTAGAAAAGAAAGAGGTAAATCTATCGTTAAAACTTGGATATAATTTACTAGCAGAGCAGACAGTTAAATTTGGTTTACTCGTTTCTGTTATGATCGCTGTAATTGCCGATGTATTAATTTCATGGAGATAATAAAGGATAAGTTGTAAAATGATTGATACAGGATACATATATACGTACACAGGGAAGAAATTTTATCCACTTGAACCAAACTCAAATGACATAGATATTGTCGATATTTCTCACGCGTTGAGTATGATATGTCGATTCACTGGTCACACAAATAGATTTTATAGCGTGGCGCATCATAGTTATCTTGTATCATTAATTGCTCACAATATTCAGGCTCCAAAAACATCAAGATTTGAGCGGCTTAATCTAGCATTTGAAGGCTTAATGCATGATGCTACTGAGGCGTATGTTATGGATTTAGCAAGGCCGGTAAAGCATCAAATTCCAGAGTATATAGTAATAGAGAATAATCTCTATTCAGTAATTGCCGAAAAGTTTTTACTGCCTCCAACTATATCAAAAACGATTAAAGAAATTGATTCTCGTATATTAATTAACGAACGCGATATTTTAATTAATCCGTATGCCGATAAAGATTTTGCAAAACAAAATAAATGGGAAAGCGAAGATCGTTATCCTGCATATGGGCTTAATGGTATAGCTATGGAACGATCTACTAAAAACCTTATTACGAATTTTATAAATGGCGATATTCCATCTAGCTTAATTGAGGAAATGTTTTGTAAAAGGTTTTATTATTTGGTAGAGGAATTGACGAAGGAGGCTAATCGTGAGCGATAATCAAGATAATATGTGGTTTAGATTTATTGATGGTGATACAGTTACGCCTCAGTTTAGTGGTGAATTTGAGTTTACCGATGAGCATCTTGCTAATAAAAAACTATTTATGAAGATGATGGAAGAGATATGGGATATCACTTACGAAACATCTCCAGTTCCTGTCGCTATTACGAATTTCAACTTAATGACTAGTATCAATGACGGTGTTCTTGAAGTAAGTACCAGAGGTGAATTTATATTGTTGAAGGAGGATTAAATGTTAACAGTAATACAAGGTCCAAGAGGATCTGGTAAATCAACAGTTGCTAAGAATTTAGCTATTGCTTTTGAAAGATTCGGTACAGGTGTTGTCTATATTGAATGTTATAATCCAGAAGATAAGACTGGATATGTAATGTATGAAACGCTGCATTATACACTTTCTGATGCTGCTGGTGGTGAAGAGTACTTTAAAGTATTAACAAATAAAATCGACTTTTATCGAGAGAAGCATGATATTACAAAAGTAAACTTTAGAAACTTTACATCAGCTATTGTTGTACTTGATCATCGCTATAGCGAGCTAGATGTAGATTGGTCGGTATTTAGTGCAAAGAAGCCAGATTTTATTTACTCTTTTGATAATAGTTGGTTTATCGAAAAAATGGAAAATCAGCAACGTAAATGGAGTGAAGAAAAAGCGAGATTGACAAATACAGAATAATACTGTATAGTATTGTTATGTTATTTTTATCGAAAGAGATGTATTACTATGTTCCATGTTTACAGCAGCTCTACTGATTTTATGGAAATAGTGCATAATGTAGGAGGTGCATACACATTTCCTTACGCAAAGACAAAAAGAGCATATCGCGGTATGTATAAAATGCGTAAGGATATTAATTGGGGCTGTGCTCAGATAGTTTTCAACGAAAACACTCTTAATAGAGACTTGTCAATTGCTGTAAACAAAGTAAAGACATTTAATGCTGTACATGGGCTAGTGTATACTCCGATGATATGGACAAGAATGGAGGCTGTTAATTCTGGTCTTCCATATTTAGGAAGATCTGCTATTGGATCATGTGGTAAAGGAATTGTCAAGTATGACTCTTATGAGTGGCCGAAAGAAGATCATGATTTCTATGTACAATTTATTCCTCGACAAGCTGAATATAGAATACATGTATTTTGTGGTGAAATTATAGCTCGTCAGGTAAAAGAATTTGACAAGAAGTATATAAATGATACGGTCATTAATTTCGAGAGTGGTAAAGCTGTGTTTAAATGTTCCAATGATCTAGGTCTATCTCATGATAGATTGATTCGTATGGATTATTTTGCTAAAGTTGCTGTAGAGCGAGTTGGTCTTGATTTTGGTGCTGTGGATTTTTTAGAAGCAAGAAATGGTCGATTTTATTTTCTTGAGGTTAATTCTGCTCCTGGGACAAAAAGCCCAGCAATGCAGCGCGCATATAGTAAAGCTATTAGAAAACATGCGTTCTAGTTGACAAGTAAAATAGTATGTGGTATACTACAGAAGTACCAAAGAGTACATATTTTGAATAAGAGAAAAAGAAAGGGTTAAAAGAAAATGGCATTTAGTACAGGTTCAATGACACAAAAGGCAAATAACAACAGTGGCGAAAAGAGTGAATCAAGATTTGTTAATCCAAGCGAGGATAAGCAAGTTACACTACGCATTCTTGACAAAGAGGCTTTTACTTATTACAGATACTGGTTTAAGGTTAATGTAGGAAAAATGAACGCCGATGGCAATCCGATCATGGAGGGTCGTCCAGTAATTGCCGGTTATGATTCTCCTCTTAGAGCTTATATGAAGAAACTAGAAGAGGAGAACGCAAGTCATCCTCGATTTGCAAAGCCTACTCGTCGGTTTGTACTTAATGTTTTGGAGCGAGTAAAGCTAGATGATGATGAAATGCCTACAGAGAATGTAGAGGATAATGTAGTTCGTATTTGGGAATTTGGTCCTCAGATTGCAGATCAACTTACTCTTCTAAATGGTAAGCAGCGTTCACGTCGAGATTATAAAGTAAAGCTCTATGTAAATGAATTTGATTTGCAGCTTATTGCAAGTGGCAAGGCTATGGAAAAGAGAGTGCAGGTTCAGCCAGCCATTTGCGAAGATCCTATTCCAGATAATCTTCGCAAACTTCCTCGGTATAATTTAGCCGAGAAGTATCGTCCATTTCCAAATGAGGCGATTCAAGAGTTAATCGACGGTGTAGATTACAACGATGTTGTTAAGCGCTATGGCCTTAACGAATATCCAACATATCTTCCCGAAGATTAGTAGTTGAGTAAAGAGCGGTGGTAGAAATATCGCCGCTCTTTTGTACTAAAAAATAGGCAGAGAATTTATGGCATCTATTTAAAGTTGAGTCATTATGCAAATAATTACCAGAGACTATATAGAGAAAAACTTTGTGTCGTCTCAGGGAAGAGGTACAAAAATAATTTGTCCCTCTTGTTTTGGAAATGATTGCTGGGAAACCGTAGATGATAACGGTAGAGTTCATTGTTTTAACTGCGGTGAAAACTTCCAGCTTCAAGATTATAAGCCAGACACAAAAGAAAAGATATACATGGAACTAGATGTTCCTCGTATACGTTCGTATTATCGGCAAGTTATAAATGAGTATAAAGAATACATTACTCCACAACATAGAGACTTTCTGCATTCTCGTGGACTAGATGATACTGCTATTAATTCATTTCAAGTTGGTTATTGTCCTTCTGGTCATCTAAGCATCTACGATGATGACGTAGTGTATGATGCTGGCCTAGCCGACAGAAGAAGAAATGGTTCGTTAGCTTCGAGAATCATTTTTCCTTATATTGCAGATAACAGTGTTACAGATCTTCGTGGCAGGACTGTTATTGGTGAAGATCCAAAGTATAAAAGTGCATATAATCCTGCATATGCACGTGGAGCTTTTTATCCTTTTAATTGGGATAGAGCAGAACAGAGAGCTTTTGATACAAAGAAATTGATTATAACAGAGGGTGAAATAAAAGCAGTTCTTGCAGATATGTACGGATATGCATGTGTTGGCCTTCCAGGTATGACTAATTGGAGACAAATGCTCATTCAACCCGATTGGCAAGTAATTGTAGTATTTGATAATGATGCTGATGCATCTAATAGACGAGCTATTGATAAAGCAATAGCGAAAGTTAAGCAAAGAATACCTAATATTTATGTTGGAACACTACCTCTTCTTGGTTACAAAAAGATGGATATTGATTCGTTGCTTCTTTTAAAAAATGGTGAGAAATATTTTGATAATGTTGTGAACAGTGCAGTAGAGTATGAGAGATATAAGCTTTTAAGGAGATTTTAATGTTTGAGGATTCAGCCTCTGAGATTAGATTGATTGCATGTATACTAGATGATCCTGAATTAATTTTTAAACTCAAACCAGAACTTTTTACACGAGATAATATAAATGTATTTATTGCATTGCGAGAATGCTTTCTAAAATATGGTGAGATTAGTACAGAAGGTGTAGAACGTTTTTACGGAAGGCCTTTATCATCTGAATATGATGCTGCGCGTGGAGCTAAGCCATCTGCTATTATTGATCGGCTTGCCGAATGTGCATCACGACGACAACTAGCGCGTATTCAAAATGATATTAATACTATAGTATCTAAACCAGTAATTTCACTAGAGGACGTATCGAATGTTCTTAGATTTACTCCTGTATTAACACAGCAAGATACATCAAATGTAAACGGTGCAGTAAAGTTTTTAACTGATTTAGTTAGAAAACGAGAAGGCAAGTATGATTTTATTCATACTGGTTTATCATTTCTTGATTATATGCTTGGCGGAGAGTGGCCGCGACAAGCTCTTAGCATTCTTATGGCTCAGCCAGGGACAGGTAAGACAGCTTTTGTAAATCAGTCTGCTCTTTTAATGGCAGAACAATATGGTCAATCATCTCTTATTGTTTCATTAGAAATGACTGCTGATAGATTAATTGCTAGACAAGCAGCAAATTTAGCAAAAGTAGATGGTTTAAAGCTGCGTTCGGGGTCTCTTAGTGATATTGAGATGGATCAGATAACGAGAGCAACAGAGCATATTCAAAATCTTCCAATTAGAATTTTTGATAAGCGTGGTTCAGATGTGGATACTATTATAGATCTACTTAAATCTCATGCAGAAGCTTATAATACAAAAGTTTGTTTTATTGATTATCTACAATTAATTAGCAGAGATGACAATAATGATGCGGTGTCATTAGGTCATATTACATGGAAGTTGCGTGAAGCAGCTCAGCTTACTGACATGTCAATCATTATTCTTGCTCAGCAGAATAGAGGCTACGAAGGTCTTAATAGTTTAATGGGTTCTTCCAAACCCGTACAAGATGCAGATGTAGTTATTGAGATGAAGTCGAACGGTCAAGAATTGAAGCAAGAAGATGATCCACGAATGATTACATTTGATTTTCTTAAAAACAGAGATGGACCCGTTGGACAGTCAAGTGTTATGTACATTCCAAAATATTTGAAGTTCGTTGATCCAGTTAGAAAGGACTATTAATGAAGTATAAAGTAGGAGATGGCGGATTTATATTACCAGAATCTCCTGCTGACATAGTAAGTGACTATAAATTAAGAAAGCACGAGGAGATAAAACGTCAAAATGCTTTAAATAAGGCACGTAGTAAAGCTATGGAGAATAGAATTGCTAAACGCTTAAATGGTCATAGAGTTCCTATGTCGGGAGCAGGAGGTATGAAAGGCGATGCTCTTGTATATTCGCCACTAGGTCTTTACATCGTGGAGTGCAAATATACTGCTAGAGTAACAAGTAAAGGAGTACCATGTTTTACATTTCCTTGGGCATTCCTCCCTAAACTGGAGAAAGATGTTCAAGCAATGAGAGCAGCTTTTGGTATTTTGATTTTTCATTATCACAACATTAGAGAAGATTTTGTAATTGTGCGAGAGTCTGATTGGCAGCGCATAAAGCCGGATTATGTGCGCACGCAAGAAATTCTAAAAGTTAATAATGCTTCTATTGCGTTGCCTCTTGACATTGCTAGAAACGGAGGTATAATATCTAAACCAATAGGTGATTATATCGTTATGAATTTAGACGAATTTATTTACGCTATGGATGATTGGATGAAAGAGGTTTAAATGTCACTTACATCAAAACAATGGCTTTTAGAGAATAAAGCATTGTTTTCCTCGTTTATTGGAAAGAAGTGTAATGTTACAATATTGGAGAGACGGCCAGGCAATCACTCAGATTATGAACCTATTAATTTTTCATCAAAACTTATAACAGTAACACCTACTAAAGTCACTGAGATGGTAAATAAACCAGAAAAGATGATGGTAAGTGGAAAAGCTGTTACTCCTCAGTGTATAACAGTAGTTTTTGAGGATGGAACGTTTGATTTTGTTATACAGGCACATAGATTTATTAGCTCTGTATTTCAAGGCAAGGTCGCGCTTAAAATAGTTGCAAATGTTTACACTATTACAATAAAAGAGGTATAAATGACTTCTGATCATAGATCTATTGATTATACAATCATTTCCACACGCAAAGAGTTTACAGATATGCTTGAATGGATATCTACAAACAGTATACCAAAAATATATCTGGATACTGAGACAACTGGTTTAGATATCCATTCAAGCGATTTGTTATTACTTCAGTTTAACATTAACGACAATATATTTGTCGTAGATTTTACAAAGCTTAATACTTCCATATTAGTCGAAGAATTTAATAGTAAATCTCTTAAATATGTGTTTGAAAATGCTGAGAGTGTCGTTATTCACAACGCTGTATTTGATTTTAAAGTGCTTTGGAAGTATGGAATAGATATTAGCAAGAATGTATTTTGTACACTCATCGCTGAGCAAGTTATCCAATCGGGTTATCGTATTAATAAAAGAAATGTTCTTTGCAATCTTGCAGATACGACGGAAAGACGATGTGGTGTTAAATTAAGTAAAGATGTAAGAAATGACTTTATTAACTTCACAGGTATCTTAGATAAAAATCATTTTGATTACGCCGCGCTTGACGTGTATTATCTTCCTGAAATTTATAGACAACAATTGGAAGATATTAAACGTGAAAATCTAGAACGAGTAATTTATGAGGTAGAGTTGCCGTGTATTTCGATTACGGCGAAAATGGAATATACTGGTATCCATATCAATGGAGAAAAATTAGATGAAGCTCGGCCTATTCTCGAGCACGTAGTTTCAAAAGCAGATAGAGGTATACAGCGTTATGCTTTTATGTCAGGATTTGCCGAACGAGTATTATTTTTAGGCGATTCATATACAGTTGTCAATATTGATTCTCCAAAGCAGATGAAAGAATTTGCAGGGAAGATTGGTATTAAGACTGATACTATGGGAGCTAAAGAACTATCTGACTGGGATGCTAGATGGGCTATAGCACATAACAAGCAAGATGATATTGAATATTTCGATATATTTGATAATGATGATGAAGAAGATTCCATTCTTGAATTAGGTTATGCGCATCCATTTTTAAAACTTTATGCACAGAAAAAAGCAGCTTCAAAGATTTTAAACACGTATATCATAGGATTAAAGAAGGTTATTAATCCTGTAACTGGTAAGATACACCCATTTTATAAACAAGTCGGGGCTATGTCAACTGGAAGATATAGCTCTGCGAATCCAAATTTTCAAAATATTCCGCAACAAGGCAAGTTTAAAGCGCTTGGTATTCCTGAGTATAATGTCCGCTCAATGTTCATTCCTTCTCCTGGTAGGAAGATGATTATTAGCGATTATAGCGCGGTTGAACTTGTGATGATTGGCATTCTCGCACATGACGAGAAGCTTCTATATCAAGTTGTGCAGGGAGATATTCATAGTTATGTTGCAGAAGCTATTTTTAATTATAAAGTTGACAAGGCCTTGTATGATGATCATATCGAGCCGCATTATACTTTTAGAAATACTGCAAAAACACTTACTTATGCAATTGCATACGGTACAGGAGGAAGAAATCTCTATCGCACATTGTCATTGAAGCTGTCGCAAGTTGGTTTTAATATGAAGCCAGCCGACGGTGATGAATGGATTCGTATATGGAAGAATGAACTTTTTCCAGATACTGGCCGATTACTTCGAGAAAATGGCAATAAGGCCATTAGCGATGGTTACGTTACGACAGTGACCGGACGAAGACGTCACTGGAATCTTGATTTCGAGAATCAGTGGGAAGTGTATGCAGCTCAAAGAGAAGGGGCAAATGCACCAATTCAGGGAAGCAGCGCTGATTTAACAAAGTTATCTATGATTATGTGGCATGACATTGTTGATACGACACGTGCTACTATGCTTGGTTGTGTTCATGATGAGCTTGTTATAGAGGCAGATGAAGATTATGTAGAAGAATGTGCTAGATTAACAAAGATAGCTATGGAAGAGCCAGCTATTAGGCTTTTTGGTGATATTGCCCGTGGTCATATCACGGCATCTCCAAAAATTAGTACATGTTATGATAAATAGGAGGATGTATGAACTACACCGTAGTTCGAGTAGATAAGTGGGGAGATATAGATGTAAGTGTTAAAGATGCGGAAATTGATGACATATTAAAATATTTCGACGACAGGTATGAGATATCAAAAAAAGAACTTGAGTATCTGAAATTAGACGTGGATAAAATGAAGCTTGGCGGTATTTTTCCGTTTAGACAAGAGCTTATAGTTAAAACAAAAGAAAAGGAAAAAAAGAATGTATTTTTGTTTTGATACAGAAACCGGCGGACTAGATCCTAAAACAACATCTCTTCTGTCTTTAGCTGCAAATTTAGTACATCAAGGAAAGCCAGTATATAACACGTGTCAAGAGTGGCTCGTAAGGCCGACGAATGGTATATATCAAGTTACAGCATCAGCTCTTCTAGTTAATGGTATAAATATACTTGCGCATGATACCAATGCTTTAGATTACGAAGATGTAGATCAGTATATCTGCGAATTTATAGAGGGCGGCTTGGCAAGATGTGGTGTGTCTACTGGAGAAAAGGTTATCCCAGTAGGTTGGAACGTCAGCTTCGACATTTCATTTATACGAGAAAATCTTCCACAAACTTTTAGAAAGTTTCAATACAGAGTACTAGATGTACAATGTTTGTGGATGCTTTATTGTGAGATGATCGGTTTGTCAGGTATAAATAGTTTAAGTCAAGCATACTCATTCTGTTATCCGAATGATAACAGGGTTAAAAATGCTCATAATGCTACAACTGATGTTGAAATGACAATCGGTATCTATCAGAAGTTAAAAACAATACTAACCCCGTTAATATTTGACAAGGATTAAAAACTATGATACAATATGCTCTATACGGATTAAGCAACGGATCTCGTATTTATGAAATAGGTATAAGATACTATAGCGATAATCCTAAATCAATTGATAATAAACTTCGACAAGGGGAGATAATAATTGATTGTGGGGTAGATATTAATCATTTAAATAGGCTTTTAAATAAGATGATTAAGACAAAAGATTTTAGAGAAGTGAATGTATTCAACCTTACTTATTAAGGAGTTGTATGGATAAGAATCTGTTAAAGAAGTATCAACAGTTTATTAGTACGGCGGATCAAGAGAGAGAGAAAACATACTTTTCTCTCGGTCCTCTCTCTATTAACCTTGCTGTTGGTAATCTCGCCGGAGTACCATCAGGACGAATAGTGCAGATAGCTGGTAAATCATCTTCTGGTAAATCAACTCTTGCGCTTGCCATTATAGCCGAATATTTAAGAAAAAATCCTCTTGCGTATGCAATGTATGTTGACTTTGAGCGGACTTTTGATCAGAGATATTCAAAAGCCTGTGGCGTTATATTAGAACGACTTTACGTAGTAAGACCTGATACAACAGAGCAAGGTTTTAATATTATTGAGGATGCCATTAAATCCGGTGATATCAAGCTTGTTATTATTGACAGTGTTGCTGCTGCGAAGCCATCATCAGAAGATGATAAAAGTTACGATCAATCACCTAAAATGGCAAGTAATGCTGGACTTCTTACACGATTCTGTAATAGAATTGTACCGTTGATTGATAACAATGATGCATTAATTGTCATGATTAATCAGATGCGAAAGAACTTCAATCCGATGTCACGTGAAGATGAAGTGCCTTGGGGCGGCTTGGCTCTGTTATATCAAACCTCTGTATTAATTCAGATGCAAAGAATTAAAACTGAGGATACAAAGATTGAAGTACGTGCGCTTGTCAAGAAAAATAAAATCGGCGCTCCACAAGTACGAGCTGAGTATACTCTTGAATATGGGCAAGGGATTAATTTTGATATCGACGTTCTTAATCTTGCTCTTGATAAAGGTATTATTGAGAAACGCGGTTCATGGTTTAATTACGGGACTATTAAAGCTCAAGGTGAGTTGAATGCAATAAGATTATTTCCTATAGATGAGATTAAGGCAAAAGTTGTAGATATGTATATGTCTTCAGAAAAAGTTGTTGCTACAGATGAGGTAGAAGAAGAGTTTACTTGTACCGGAGTAACAACTCGTTTAGCAAGTGAGGTAGATAATGAGTGATAATCCTTGGCTTGTTGCTCCTGAGTATCAAGAAGTACAGGCAGTGATGTCTCGAATAGGTAAATTAAAGGCGATGTTGCGTATATTGTCTTTTGAAATTGAGGATACAGAGAATGTTGTAAAGTTAGAAAAACCAAGAGACACGGCTGCTAGGTTTGCTGCCAGCAGAGATTTGCAAAAAAGACAGGCTGAGCTAGAGGCTGAATTGTTTAGTCTTATTGCACAAGTCGATCTTTTAAATTACAGGAAAGATATGTTTAAGAGTATGGTTTATAATCAGAGAGGGGTATAAATGATTTTATCCGCAAGTAAGATAAAAACTTATTCTTCTTGCGCTCGAAAGTATTATTATGGATATGTGGAACATTTAGATTCAGATAAGCACCCAGGAGCACTATGCGGCACATCGGTGCATAAAGCAATTGAACTAGGATTCCAAGGAGAAAATCCTTTTGATGTGTACTTTAGAACGTGGAGAGAGCTTACACAAAATTTAGTGCATCCAAAACTAACAAAGTATTACACCGATGGTATAACAATGCTTGAGAAATTCGATTTTGATCAACCAGCACCGTTGTATCATGAGCTAGAATTTAATCTAGGTTTTCCGTCAAAGGAAAGTCCTCTTGTTACTATTCGTGGTTTTATGGATGCAGTTTATGAAGATAGGATTTATGATTTTAAAACAAGCAAAAATAAGCCATATCGAGGTGTTTTAGATAATGATGCACAATTTATTCTTTATCATTGGGCTTTTAAAGAGCTCTTCGGAGTAGAGCCGAAGATATATTGGTATCATCTTAGAACAGGAGACAAGCTGGAAGCAAACGTTGCGGGGAAAGATAAGTTACAGCATGTATATGATATTGTAGAATCTATAGTAGCAAAAGAAAATGGTACAAAAGAATCCTATCAGCTTTCAGTAGGCGAATCTTGCATGTTTTGTTCGTTTCGTGAGATTTGTCTAGGAAGATCTGATTAGGAGTTTATTATGCCAGCCGTATTAAAAGAGCTATTATATGATTGGTTAGAAGAACGAGAAGGATGTGTTGACTATTTTTCCTACGAGCGTTTAGATATTGATTTTGGTTTAAAACGTTTATTAGATAAAAAAGAGATAACTCGAGAGCAACTTACAATTGTAAAATTATTTGCAGCAGGTTATCTTGCAAAAGAAATTGCTCTAAAGTTTGATGATGCAGAATATTTATTACGTGATGCTGTATTAAAACTAGAAAATGAAATTAATTATACCGATGATTCTTTTATAAACCTATTGACAAATAGGCCGGAGTATAGTAAAATGTCTCATGTAATTAAAGAAAAACTTTATGATTATGGTGTAAAGTTTAATTAAGGGGAGAAATAACTAAATGATTTCTTGGGATGAAAGCGTTCTAAAAGAGGCAGATCTTTTGCTCAAGCGTGATTCGATTTCTTATCGAGAGTTGGCTGAAAAGTATAGTAACGATTTTGGTGTATATATTCATCCAGAGGGTTTACGAGGAGCTATACGTCGATGGCGCAATAGAAATTTGACTACATCTGATAAAATAACTCAAAGTTTTGATGTAGTAGAAAAGAGGACAAAGAAATATCAAAGAGATTACATCTTTGATAATGTTCCTGTTAATGGCGTTATCCGTTTTGGTGCTATGGGTGATACTCATCTTGGTAGTAAGTATGAGTGTCTTGAAGAGTTGCATGATATGTATCAGATTTATAAAGCGGCTGGAGTAACCGCAGTAATTCATGCAGGTAACTATATCGAAGGAGATGCTCCATTCAATAAACAAGATGTCCTCGTCCGTGGTGTTGACGGTCAATGTAAATATTTTATTGATAAGTATCCCAGAGTGCCTGGTATAGATACATTTTATATCGGCGGCGATGACCACGAGGGATGGTTTTTACAAAGAGAAGGAATTGACGTAGGAGAGCGACTAGAGGATTTAGCACATAGAGCCGGTCGAAATGATTTGCATTATCTTGGTTATATGGAAAAAGATCTTCGGTTGTTCAGAGATTCTGATGAGTTTGTCCGCGTTATTCATCCAGGTGGTGGAAGTGCAAAAGCAATTTCTTATACCTCTCAGGGTATTGTAGACACGTTCCAACCATATGAGAAGTTTCCTACTCTTGTGTTAGCCGGTCATTATCATAAAGCAGAGTTTTTACCAGATTATAAGGGTACAGCGATTATTCAAACGGGAACATTCCAAGATCAATCTCCATTTATGAGAAAGAAAAGACTCTCTGCGCATATTGGTGGATGGATTGTTACTCTTCGTATGAATGAGGGAAGAATTCAATCAATCGGTGCTGAGTTTATTCGTTTCCGTCCAACGAGATGGGAATATAAATAAATGAAGCCGAATAAAATTAACAGTATAGATCCAGTTAAAGATAGGTTTTGGACACCGACGAGTGCAATAAATCCATTACTCCCTTACATCAGAGATTGTGTTTGGGAACCCGCCGCAGGATCGGGTAGAATCGTCGATTACCTTATTGCAAACGGCAAAAATGTTATTTCAACCGATATATACGGACAATACGCATATATAAAGGATGATGGAACATCCGTTTATAATTTTCTGACACATGATGTGCGTGAAGATGGTTTGGATTACGACTGTATTGTAACTAATCCTCCATATAGCAAGAAACATTTATTTGTGCAGAGATGTTTCGATCTTCAGAAACCGTTTGCATTACTTGTGCCGGTCGAGACTATTGGTGCAAAACGCGTACAAGATTATACGAAGAAATATGGACTTGAGATAATGCTTTTAAATAAGCGGGTGTGGTTTGATCATGATATAAAAGCATTAACACTTCATGGACCTCAATTTCCTGTTATGTGGATGTGTTGGCAAATGTTACCAGAGAAGATAATGTACGGAGAAATTAACTAGTATCTAAGAATGCAAACTTTTAACGAGTTTGCATTCTTTTTTTGTTTATGCTATACTTTGCCCATATTCGATTGTTAACTAACAAAGGAAAGAAAATGCCGCAGCAGATGAGGTTCACATTCCAATTTGATTACGGGAAAATTAAGAATATTGTAGTTGATAGCCAGTTTAGTTGTCGAGATGTGATGATCAGTCACACCGCATCAGCTATCAACAATCGTTTCAATAATTGGCTGAATATGAAAGAGAACCGTAAGATTTACGGTGAAGAGCGTATGCTAAAGCTACGTGAACTCTGGAATGACGGTAACAGAAGTCTTCCGATTACACTTTATCGAGGAGAGGTGTACGGACGTTTTGGCTTTGTTATTCAAAACAATCTAGATTCGGCTACCTTGCAGCCATATGTAAATGAGATTGTGTCGGTGGTTGGTGGTGATGGCGAGGATGCCATTGAAGTAATTTGGTCTGAGTCTGAAGGCGGGCGTTTTGAAAAGAAAAATCGCACCGTTTCTTTTGTAGGTAATCAGAGAGCCTATTTGGCGATGTGGTGGGCATCGCTTGCAGCACGATTGCTTTCTTGTGAGGGCAGATCGATTATGTCGATGAGGGATCTTATCCAGAGATCTTACGACGATATCCGTAATGGGCGAAGTCATTACGATTCTTGGAATAATCCATCGGCAGATAGCAAGTTGCATCTAGAGTTGTGGGAAAAGCAGCAGTCGGGCGATATTCCGCAGGTTTGGAGATGGTTCCTCGTCGGGAATGGCCCGAACTATACCGAGAGTAGTAAAGAGCATCTAAACAAGAATACAATTAAGCGTGCAGAAAAGCAGCTCAAAGATATTCTTCAGGAAGATCGCCTGGGACGAAAGTTTTTGCCGCGCCGCATGCGCCAGCTCAGCGAAGTTAATGATGGCGTTATTGAAATTCGTGATCACAATGAGGAGAGTGTGTAATAATGTATTTCCTTAACAGTATGGGTAGTCTCGTGTTCTCAAAGTGGGTAGCGCCTAGCTTTACCCTTCCAAACAGCATGTCAATGGCTTTTGATCTGATGAATCAGGCTGTAGATAGTCAAGATCAAGCCGTGCTCCTTCTAGAAGGTGGTGTGGACGTTTCACCGTCTCGCTATGGTGAAAAGAACCTTTATAGCGGAGAGGGAGGGCGACGTGATGATCGAGAATTTGCTCTTCTTGAGCACGCTGTAAAGATTGGTCTACCCGTGCTCGGTATTTGCCGTGGACACCAGCTAATGAATGTGTTCTTCGGCGGAAGCCTGTATCAAGATCTGTATACCCAGCGTCAAGCTGATCATGCACCAACGCATGAAGTTTTGATGTACGACGTGTTTGAGGACTATTTTGGTCCTGAATACTACGTTAATAGCTATCATCATCAAGGTCTAGCTCGGCTTGCTTCAAACGGTATCGTAACTGCATGCCACCATGATGGTCTGGTAGAGGGTATGTATTATCCAAAAGAGCGTGGAGTGTCTGTGCAATGGCATCCTGAATTTATGGATGATAGAAAGTTTGTATCGTTTGTCGAATCTATCATGTTCCCAGCCTCCGTTGAAGTAGAATAACGAGTTTGACAGAGTTCCACATAAATACTATACTTGTTGTAGTAATTTTATGTGGAACTTTTTTTTTATAGAAATGGTCAAATATGGAAAATTTCATGATGGGATTGGAAGTTGAGATCCCAGGAATAACCAGAGCAGCAGCAGAAGCGGCAAGAGACTTTGGAAGAATGGATATTCACAACGATGGCAGCCTTCGCATCCCAACATATGCGATTAAAGAAAGCGGTCAATGTGTACTACCCATGAAAAATAAGGCGGCATCATTTATTATACCGTCTGGTTGTGCTCCTATTGATATGGGAGGACGTGGCGGATTTGGTGCTGAAATTGTAACATCTCCATATCCATACAGAGACATGCTTGGTATTGCCAAGAAAATCGGCGAGTATTTTGGACATATTCCTACGCATCCTCGTGCGTCAATTCATGTGCATGTAGATGTCGGGAATAGGCCATGGAGATATGTACAAAACGTTATTCGGTGGTTTGTTCATCTTGAAGCGCCGCTGTATCGTATCGCCGCTTTTAATGAGCGGCATCGAGGTGAATTAGCATTCGAGGGTGAAGCAAATAACCATCGTTATGCTCGCCCGATTACAAACAGTATTTACATGTATAATAGAGACAAGAACGATGAGCTTGTTGCCTCTATTAATGTAGCAGATTTGCTTGAAGCAAAAACTGCAAGTAGCATGTTAAAGGCATGGGGAAGGATGGACAGACTTTGGAGAGGTGCTGATAGCAAATATATTCCACATCGTCTTCATGGGCTTAACATAACTCCAATCCAGTATCAAGGTACATTGGAGTGGCGGATTTTTAATGGTTCGTATCGCCATACTGCTTTGATTATTGAACTGGTAAACGCGATTCATGAGATTGCACTAAAAAGCACTCCTGATTTTAAACCGATGTATCTCGGCGGCAAATATGAGTTTAGTGCAAAGGATTTTTACAACATCGTTGGAGTCGATGTTTCGCATGTTTGGGGCAAAAAGTGGGGAAACCCTTGTACTCCACAAGTTGGTCACTATAATCAGAGAAATGAAAACTATTTCCGCCTCTCGGAAAGAGTTTTTACTGTGACCAACAATAACGGATCAGATGATAATTCTAAGGACGATTTTGTCCTGTATCGACGAAGGGGATAGTGAATGTGTAGATTGACTGCGATTACAGCGACAGATCTTCCTTTAGGCTCGAAGCGACAAATCTTTACCCAAATGATGCTCCGCGCTAATGCGGAGGGCCAGCATGATGGCTGGGGAGTGACCGATGGGACAGTTATCTACAAAGATGCAAAAGATTTCTATCTTTCTAGCCTGAAATGGTATAATAAGCTAAGCGAACGAGATATTTTTGTAGGACACGTTCGAGCAGCCTCTACAGGAACAGCTCGAACTGCGGCAGAATCTCATCCTTTTAGCTTTATCAATGATGACAAAACGAACAGGCTGGTGGGAGCACACAACGGATTTATTGATGATTCGTACAAAGGTTACGAGTATAAAGCATCAAATCCAGTGTCTGATTCTTTTAGAGCGTTCTGGCGTCTTTGCAGTGTTATGGCAAAAGGTCATAGCACTGTTGAAGATATGCTTTTAAACAAGTCTGTATTAGAGGAGTGGATGAGCGTGTATGGCAAAACCAGTGCCTATGCGTTTATGCTCTTTGATAGAGACGTGTCTCGTCTGCATATCTTCCGCAATGACCAGCGAGCACTGTATATGTGCCAAGCTGGAAATGGGGTTATCATTAATACATCTCCAGATGTTGTTAATGGTGTAGCAGAATATGCTTATCAGGCTTTTGGAATCCAGACATCTCATACAATACTGCTTGATCCTAATATGTATTATGTTTTCGAGGTAGGCAAAGATCTGCCGACTGTAGCAGAGTCTATGGTGTTACCGAAGTATGAGTCAAAGACGACTTATACTGCGGCTACTTCAACGACTCGCTACGGATATAGCACCGCAATTTATGAAGAGGATAAGTGGTATCCAGAAAAAAAAGTAAGCGAGAGCGGAAAAAAGAACGAAACGAGCAGCGAAGAGCAGCACAATCCGCTCGAAGAGAAGAAAGAGGCTGCTTTTGATCCTAAAGAGGATAACCGCAAAAAGCGAGCTATTCTGGATCAACTAATCAAGGAGATGCATCCGCTACGTCTCCCGATGGTGCTGCTATTTCTCGCTTTATACGAGAATACAAGAGTAAATGGCGAGCTTTCGATCAATATTGATGATATGGATCTTGAGCTTATGTCATACGCTCTGCAAAGCATTAAAACTGAGCCTCTCCGTGCAGATCAGGCTAATAAGATTACTCGATGGAACGAGTCAGTAAATCCAGTTGCAGAGGTTGAGTATCATCTTCGATATGTCGAAGAAAACACTATGTTCTTTGATCTATCTGATGATGTACTCGATTCTGTAATTGAGGTGATTGGAGGTTAAGTGTGATATATTTCAAGAATATGAAGGCAAAACCATATGTGGATGGAGTAAATATTATAGTGGAAGACAATGCTGTCTTCCATCATCATTATTGTTTTGCCGATTTAAGACCAAGTGAATCAGGTACTGTTGATGTTATCCTTGATTATCTTGACTTTGATAACACACGGCTTCTAGATGATACCATTGCGCATTTCGCACGATGGTTTCCTTCTCTTCAAGTTGAGTATTTTAGGAAGGAAGGTTTGTATATAGAAAATGATTCTATACCTAAAACCTATTATGTTATGCGTGTATACTACACTCTAGATTCATCGGCGGCTGAATTTATACATTGTCTTAATCATATACGATTTTTATGCTCTGAGTTTGTGAATAACTCAAAATTAAAACTCTCAAAAGAGATTAGACATATAAATACTATAGAGGATTATAAAGATTTGCTTTCATATATTTTCCTTCAAATGCCTGCATATACAGGACATGTGCCGTTCTCTATGTGGGTAGGAAATTCGTATGGAAAATCAGGAGGGCCTAAAGTAGGAAGAATGTTTGGTAAAACTTTTTATAAGTTTTGCGATCATGTTTATTCTAAGCATAATTGGATAAAGTATACTGGTCATAAATATGATCTGCCTATATCTCTTTGGTTCGTGACACACGGATTCGCGGCGGGTTTTAATCCCGCAGAGTTTCGTGTATTTTGGGATAGGGAGTTTGACTGAGTATACTAATAGGACTATAATAAGCCCAATAATGATTGATAAACACGACTAGACAAATCAAGGAGTCATCATGATCGAGTACAAGGGTATCAGTCTTGGCAGTGATCCAGAGGTTTTTGCGAAGGATAGCAGCGGTAAGTTCATCCCTGCTTATTATGCTCTCGGTGGAGATGTTGATGTAGAGCTGGGGGACGGTGACAATGCGTACTGCGATGGAGCGGCAGTCGAGTTCACTGTAAAGTTCGACTATGATCCAGCAATCATCGCTCGTCGAACAATGGACCATCTTCGGAAGATCGACGAGCATCTTCGCAATACGAGTGGTACCCGCGTGAGTCTGCAATCTCAGGCAGACTTTAAGGAATTTATTCCGAAGCTGCCGATGTCGCTTGGTAAGCGGGCATCGCTTCAAATTCTTGGATGCGATGCTGATACCGTTGTGTTCGATTGGGTACATCCAATCGAGAAGCCAGATCCTCGTCGGTATCCGTACCGAACGCTGGGCGGTCATATCCATGTTGGTGTTGGCACTGAAGCCATTCTCAACATCGAAGTTATTCAGTATATTGTTGCTGGATTTGATATGCTGCTTGGCACTGCGGCAACATATCTCAGCGATGATCAGTACAGCCGAGATCGCAAGAAGCTGTACGGTAAATCGTCAACCATTCGTGTGAAGGACTCGTATGGTGCTATTGAGTACCGTACACTGCCTGCGAAGGCACTTGTCCACGACCAGACAACGGCTGAGATGTTTTTCTCTCTAGCTAAGAAGTCGGCTTACAACGTTCTTCATGGCATTGACAAGTTTGGTGCCTATGATATGTTTGATAAACTTGGTGGCATTGATATTATTCAAGCCACGACCGCAGCGATTAATGATCATAATGTCGGAGATTGCCGAGAACTACAGGCTAAGGCTTTAAGTCTGTTCGCCGAATTTTCTCCGATCTCTATTGAGAAGGAAGTCACATACTTCCAGACAATCAAGACCTTTAATGATGAGGTGGTGTTCTAATGTTTTTAACCGATAAGGATAGAGAGACAATATCAGCACTACGTTCGCGCTTTTATCCGAGTAATTTCTTTTTCCATTCTTCGGATATGGATATTAGTAATGCAACCGATGATGCAATTCTTGCGCTCACAGTGCTTGAATCTAATCATCGTACACCGTCGGATGAGGTTTACCGTCTAATGGTAAAAGCCGCCACATATAAAGAATCTCGTTCTCCGTTTGTGGTGTTGTCGTTAGGCGATTTTCTGTCAATTATTCCAAATATTAGCTCTATATTGACCGCATACAGAAATAAGGCAACCACTTGGAGAAATTGGAATACATCACAAGTGTTATCATTTCTCCGATTTCTCAGCGGTAACTCCAATAAGAAGATCTCTTATGCTGTTGAGGAGTCATGGCTGAGAGAATTTATTTCTCATATTCCACTCGACACTACACGCACGTGTCAAACATGCGGCGTTGTGCGCACGTCGAACGTCGAGGAAAATTGTTGGCTTTGCGGAGCACGTGTTCGCAAACCTGGCGAGTCTGTTGCTACTGTCAATAACGAGCCACCTGCGGATGGTGAAGTACTCCACCGCATTCCGCTAGATGACGGTCGCGTTATCCGCATTATTCGGCGAGAGAACTTCCTCGCTGGTGGAGAATAAAGATGCACAGGTGCCCCAACTGCAACGCATCAATAGACGCGTTGCGTATTTCTGGAAATCTCGTACGAGGAAGGACAAGCATCACCGTTGATCCTGACACAGGATTAATCAAACGGGTTGCTCCGATTGTAACAGAGATGGTTGTTAAAGAAGGAATTGATTTTTCTTCTTTGAAAAAGACCATTAAAGCAGAGTGTCCTGTTTGTGGACATTTTGATTCAGTTGACCGTTTTGAAGTTCTTTTCCAGTGCTATTTTACAGGCTCAGCAGCAACACATCAAATTATGGTTGAGGTTGCTCCTCGACGTGCGGTTAGCTTCCGTGTAAGTGATGACGTTGTAAGTGAGAATATTAAGATGCCTCCTAACTACAAAGAGGTACTAAGGAGCATCGTAAATGCACGCGGAAACAGCTAAACAGGTGGCTTTGCTCGTAACTGAGCATAATAAGCTACCTAGACCGTTAAATGCAGATGACGTATTAAAAGATACGACTATAATTGTTGGAGTTGATAGTGTTAAGCCTATTGTGTGGGCAACTGTTCAGCTCCGAAAAGCCATGTGGTGTATGCTTGAAATGCGTCATCTCACTGTTGACCCGTCTCGAAGACGGAAAGGTTTAGGTGTTGAATTGATACGGCAAGCAGAAGCACACGCCGTATCAATCAATACTCCGATTATTGTTGCCACGGTAAGAGGTGATAATGATCCAATGACAAAACTCTTATCAAAAACTGGTTATACTCCGATTACTACATTCGTAAATAATACCACGAGCAATGTTGTGGTTGTATGGTCAAAGACCATCACTATACCAAAAAAGGATGAGAAAAATAATGTGTCGAATAGCAGCTCTAACCGCTACGGATCTTTCACCCCGCGTTAAGCGCAATATTTTTGATATTGCGATGACTGCTGGTTTTTCTGATAATTATCAGAAGAGTGGATGGGGTGTAAGTGATGGAGAACAGATCATTAAGAATGGGAAGCCATATTCTTCAGGAGGTTGGCAAGGAGTTTCTCGCCTTAATCCTGATAATGTTTGGATTGGGCATGTTCGAGCAGCTTCTCCAAACACAGCAATAAGCAACAAAGAAGCTCATCCATTTGCTCTTGCTAATGGATTTGTCGGTGTTCACAATGGATTTTTTGATGGTACTGACAAGAGTGAATTTAAAGCTCGCGAGCCTGACTCTGATTCATATCGAGCTTTTGCATCTCTTTCATATTTGATGCAAGCTAATACTGACAACATCATTAGTATTGTAGAGTCTCAGTGGCTACCGAGATTCTATCAAGGCTCTAAATTTGTTGTTGGTATTGCGAACGCACGTATTATTAACTTCTTCCGCCACGACGAAGATCGTACTCTCTTCTATGCTCGTGTTGGTAATGGATTTCTTATCTGCACTACGCTTGATATGATTGAGTTTGTGCGAGATCGCGCAGTGCGGTATAATATTGTTGTAGGACAGACAAGAGAAATAAATACGTACAGTGCATATGTATTTCTCGCTGGTTCGTCCTTAGTGCAGAATCAAGAGTTGGACTATCAGCTTGCAGCTATTCCCAATGAAGTTCTTGCGCGTCGAGCTTTTGAAAAGAAGTAGAGAGGATAATGGCAAAGACAATGACAGCGGATTCTGCCACTCCAATCATGAAATATAGATTAACTATAAGCTATTACGATCCTATTTCATCTCAGCAAACCAAGTCCATTTTATACTTCTCAACGAAGGCAGGAATGCAGGCAGCAGCTCTAGCTACTGATGTGCATTTACCCCAAGCTACTTATATAGTAGAATCTCTTGAGGATGGGAAATGGTGGATTTTAGCAGGTATTACTAAATGGAAAGGAGTATAAATATTGATTATTTCAATGGTAAGATTAGAGGCAGCTCCTTTTGAGCTGCCTTGGCACGCAGATAGTCCTGTCTGGTATGCGATACGTACTAAACAAGAAGGATATAATGCTGAGCTGATCTATGCAGTTTCGGCATATCACCGTCTTGAGGGTATTAGTGATTATGGAACTCTTATATTTAAGAGCGACCATAGTATCATGCCATTTACAAAAGATGGCCTAACCCAAAACGGTGTTACTATGTCAATTGATAACTTTATGGTAACACCGCTTGGTAAGGATATACGAGCAATTTATTCCTTACTTGGACTTCAATCAGGAGGGGTCGATGAAGTGCGCAAGCTGCGGTAAGCGACACGTTGATAAGTATCATGAGTGCGATCGTATGGTTACTCCAAACGGTGAAACAAGAGATTCAGAAATGAAGACGTCTTCTTTTGAGGAGGTAAAAAAGAAGGCAGACGAGGAGCTATCACGAAATAAACGTGCTCCTCGTGGATGGTAAATGCAGCATATAGTGCATTATTTTGATAGTGGAGTTATTCTTATATTTCAAGCATTTGGTGTATATGAGTTAGCTCCACTATTAGAATATATGAGATTAAAACAGTTTCCAGATATAGAAGAAACTACTGCTTTTATTGTAACACCTCCAGGCGATAAAAGAGAGCTTCTTATGTACACAAGATACGATGGCGCGTGGATATTGGTAAATAAAAAGAAATATGTGAGTCAATTCGATTATATGGAATTAGACCCAATGCAATTTGGTTTACAATCTTTAATCATAGCTTAAAAAGGAGTTAGGCTGAGATATTTCCTTGTGTTATACTGTAAACAGTAATTAAACATTCACCAATCAAGGAGATTTATTATGCCGGATCATATCTACGATGATTTTTGTGTGGCTAATGAAGGTGATCCTGTTGATTATTACGACGAGCGATGGCGTACTTGTCGTGAGCTGCTCATGACGAGAATTGAGTATCTCTCTCGTTCGGATAATGATCCTCTGATTTTTTATCAGAAGCCGTATGATATTCCATCGGATATGAATAATAGTTTCAATCCGCTTCTTCTTGAGGATATTCTCTGGTATGTTAATGGCGTGACATACAAGCTGGGCAGCCGAAAGCTCTCTACCTATACTAGGTTTGGATCACAGCTTGTAGATTGCGCCACGATAGAGTGCAAAGGAAAATCAGCAGAGATTGCAAAATTCCTTAATTTCGCAATTTTTGCGCATCAATGTGATCGGCATGCTAAAACTCTTCGTGAGGCGGTGATGTCTCACAAAAAGAATAAGGACACTTGTGAGCAGGTGCATGTCTGGTCGATCTACTTTGATGACCTTGTTACAACTGATGCATTACGAATAATGCAATATTGCGGCCCAATTGACGCTATTGAGCCTCGTCACCTAAACAACAAAGTACATAACGAGATGTATAATTTTATAAGACGAACGGAGGATGAGGACGATTAACATTGTGCAAATGACCGATCACAAAGGCAACCCCTTGAAGATATTCACGGTATCAAGGGGTTGCCTAGATGGAGGACTTGTACGTTTTACTCATAAAAATGAGAAAGATGTATATGCTTATGCTTTTGTTCTCCTAACGCTAGGATGGGACTATCTTCAAGAGGCGGACTTTATCCGCCGATCTCTTCGATATGACAAATTTGAATAGGGGGAAACTAATGAAGACCGCTATCATCACTCGCGTTCGCAAAGGCTTCGTTCGCTATTCAAAATTCGCCGCTCTTGCGGCAAAATATGGAGTTTAAAAAATGAATGTTACGCGCCGATATTATGTCGGTGAGCAGAGTGATCCAAACATAGATGCGATGTATAGCGATAAAATGACTCGCATCTATGATGCAGTTCAACAATGTGAGGGAATTTGTAGTACCTCAAATCGGAAAAATATAAAAGGAAAGACATATATAGAAGTTTCTATATATGTTGACTATCATAGAGCCGACGAATTGAAAGATTGCTTAGACTCTATCTAAAGGTCGTTAAGATGAAGCAATACATTGTTCTCAAAGGTGCAAACATTAAACATAATAACAAGACTATCTTTCTTAAAGAAGATACTATTGTTATTGGATGGATTGAGAACAATGTATTGTTTTTCTATTTTAATCATAAAACATATTACACAAGCATTTACAACGCAAAAGAGGTATTAGAATGAGTATTATTAACAATATTAAGCCGTTGATGGATTATTACGACCAGTTTGGTTACAGCGCTCTTGTCGATAAACTGACTTATGAGTACACTGAGAATGATCTAAGTCAGCTTGCTCAACGAATGAATATGTCGGGCGAATCTGATATAATTGAGGTGGCAGATCGTATTGCTGAGTTTGCAAAAGATCGCAAAATACGTTATAATTAGTATATTAATTAAGTCTCTAACAGCAAAAGAAAGGTAAAAAGAGGCTATGAAGACAGAAAATGGTGCTATTGCTTTTGAGAACGTTGGAGTTCTTAATTTCTTTTCTCATGCAGGCGCAATGCGCGGCCATGAGAAAGAAGTTGAGGCTTTATTCTATCAAGCCTATCAAGAGAACGATAGGCTTGCTACAAAAGCTTTATTCTGGTTGCGTAATGCTCGCGGTGGGGCTGGGGAGCGAGAGCTATTTCGACATGTATTTGCAACTCTTGCAAGCAAAAATCCGGCTTTATTCTCTGCTTTGGTCTCATTTGTACCTGAGTTTGGTCGGTGGGATGACCTAACAGAGATTCTCGACGTTGTTCCTCTTCCAGCACAACAAGTAATTATTCGATTTATTCAGATCTGCTTAAATGCGGATATGGATAACGAGCGACCATCTTTAATGGCGAAGTGGCTCCCTTCTCCAAACGCAGGTAAACGATCTCGTACATTAGCTCGGATTATTTATACAGGTTTGGAGATGACTGAGAAAAATTATCGAAAGATTCTCGTTGATCTCCGATCTCGTCTGGACATCGTTGAGACAAAGATGTCTGCACAGAAATGGGATACAATCGAATTTGCGAAGGTTCCTGCACGTGCAGCATTTATCTACCGTAAAGCATTTCAGAAGAACGGTGGAAATGCGTATATCAATTCTCTTGCAAAAATCAAAGCTACGCACGTTCAACCATATGAGCTATACAATCAGCGATACTCTATGGATCGAAGAGTATTGCAGGCTATGTGGGATAATCTTCCTAACTATGTTGGTGACAAGAGTATCTTGGTTATGGCAGATACTTCTGGCTCTATGGCGAGAAACTATGGCCTACCATTTACACCGCTCTCTGTTTCTGTGTCCATGGCAGTGTATGCTGCTATGAAGAATACAGGGCCATTTGCAGGAACATATCTCACATTTTCTCGTGAACCAAAAATTGTTAATATCAAGACGAGAGACATCGGAGAAGCATTTAATCTTCCGACGATTAATCACATGAATACCAATCTTCAGGCGGCATTTGAGATAGTGCTTGAGAAGGCTGTATCTGCGAATGTTCCACCAGATAAAATGCCAAAAGCATTCGTCGTGATCTCTGATATGCAGTTTGACGAAGCGAATAATGGAGATCGCACGTCGAAGCTAGAACGATCAAACTACGAGGAATTGGTACGAAAGTTTTCGGAGCACGGTTACAGTATTCCTCTTCTTGTTTTTTGGAATGTGAATGCTCGCAATACATCAGCTCCGGTTCGACGAGATGATGTAGGTGCAGTGCTTATATCTGGGCTTTCGGCTCAGCTATTCAAGAGCATTTGCGATCTCAAATTTGATGTTGTACATGATGAGGTTAATGACGTAGCAGCACCAAATATTACTCCATATCAAGCTATGCTTCAGGTACTGGAAAGTGATGCATACGTCGCAATTGATCTTGCATTTCCGAGTTTGACAGAGTAGACAGGTTCTGTTATAATATAAACATCAATTAAAGAGCCGCACAGCAAATAATAAATGCTTTATGGTGCAAACAAAACGGCTCTTGTCTAATTGATATACACGGATAGCTTAACAGGTAAAGCAGGCTCTGGTAAAGAGTTGTTTGATGGTTCGAGTCCATCTCCGTGTAATAATATCTGGGTGTGGTGTTCAACGGTAGCACTCGGCGTTTGGGGCGCTGAGGAGAAGGTTCAAATCCTTCCACCTAGACCATTCTGTAGAGTAACTGGTGTTACACCTAGCTATCAGGGTGCTGGATTATAATCCGATCAGGAATGCAGAGTAATCGGATGCAAGCGGATTTGATTCTCACTACAGATACCAAAGGCGCGTACAGCGATCAAACTGTTTATTTTTAAAACAAACAAACGCGCCTTGTTTGTAGCTATAAATCAGAGAAATATGTATAAGGCTAGGAACCCTACAGTACGCATCTTTCTGAATAGGGACATTTCTAGTACATCCTGTAGTTTAGCGGCTATAGTAACGCAAGAGTAAAAATGATGTGAGCGTTAGCATATTTCTCTGATTTATCATCGGTAGTGCAGCCGTCGTAGATGACTGTCCAGGAACTACTCAGCATGGCGTAAGCTGAATTATATGCAAGTTCGGTGTGGACGGAGACACACAGCGGAACCACGGCCTGATTAGAGCATACGGTAGGTGAGACTCCTATCCTCGTCGGCCACAGGCAGCATGAAATAACAGGTTCAATTCCTGTAACTTGTACCGAAGATGCTAACAGCAATCTAATGCTTTATATGCAAAAATGCATCTTGTTTTATCCCTCCAATCATTTCGATGGTTGGATGCTGGTTTAATACCATGCTTTTAGAGACACTAACAGCAATTTCAAAAAAGTTTTTGTTCAAACTAATTTAAAATGTGTCTCGTTTTTGCAGAGATAGCTCAACTGGAAGAGCAAAAGCCATCTATAATGCATCTTGCTAAGATGCTAACTGCGGCTAATTATGAGAACCTTTAGGTTGTAGGTTCGACTCCTACTCTCTGCTTCATGCTCCGTTCGTCTAGCGGCCTAGGACACGTATAATATATCTCGTTTTGAGATATTAACAGCAAATTAACTACTCATTTCCAGAGCGTAACGCAGGTTCGAGTCCTGCACGGAGCACTAATTTTTACAAAGGAATGCGATAGTGAAAAGCATCAAGCAGCAAAATCTTGAGCAGGTTGTTGACGATTTCCTCTTGGGATTTCTATCTCAAGATGAAATTGATGAATTGAGTTGGAGCGAAAAGTGCGAGCTGATCAAGATTAATGATGAGACAGTAGAGGCTATTCTGAAAAATTCTGAAGGTAAATGATGTATAAGTATCGTGTTATTGCTAAAATCTTTAGCAGAGACGGCGAGTTTATCGCTGATTATGACAACTTCATTTTTATCTCTTCTAATAAGGGAGATATTAGTCGAACGATTGCAAAGACTATTGCTGATGTATACGGCGGAAATGTAATCGTCGAGGTCAAAAGCGCTACATATATCAAGTAGCGCATATGCTCCAATAGCTCAATGGTAGAGCAACAGACTTTTAATCTGATGGTTGTAGGTTCGAGTCCTACTTGGAGCACCAATATTATTATTATAAGGAGATATGTGACCATGAGTCCTGAATTTTATCTGGCCTTTTCAAAAGAAGGCAAGGCGGTGGTTGAGACCTGTGATAGTATAGAAATGCAGAAAATAGCAAAGGCGTTTATTGTGTTTAGAAAAATAGGTGTATCTAAGCATGGAGACACTTTGTATAGAGTGATTAAAAATCGTTGGATTATTGGTCATTTCTATATTGTATCAGAAATAGATGTGATGAGTTTTATCAACAGTATACACGAAAAATTTAAACTGCTTAATAATATTTCTTGGGCGCACGAAATGGATAGGTTTACTAATTATTAGAGGTAGCTATGGATACGCTACGCATAAAAAGCGTATCCATCTAATATGTCCCTGTATCGGCGCGCTCTTCTAAAGCGTTAACCGTAATTGGAATGATGGGGGTTCGAGTCCCTCCAGGGATACCAAAATTATTTCAGGAGATATTTATGTGGAAAAATTGGAAAACAATAAGAAAGAGCAGTGTATAAATATGGCTAAACTAGTTATCTATTACGATCCGACAGACTTCCCATCAGCTACTCCTGATAGTTTTTGTGAGGCGCAGGCAAATCGTATGGTAGATATTGCAAACAATTCAAAATCATACGTGAGCTTTGTCGTGTCGAATCATCTGGTTATAGATTATATCCGTCGAGCTGTTGTGCGCGACCGGATTGAGCCAGATGATGTAGAGATTGAGTTTAATGGGCAGAAGATAAAAATGTACTCCAACGGTGGCCTAGATCCTTGGCCTGACGGATTCTGTGATCATACTGATAAAGTTTTGCTAGACATACTTACTGAACGTCCAGAAGCTTATAGAAAATCATCCTCAGAATAATTGAGTTAGGAGTATAGGCATGGAGGATTTGATGTTTTTCTTAGCCTGCTCGGTTCTGTTAAATGCGGTTCTTCTTGTTACATTGCTAGTTTCGGCTAGTATGGCAAGTAAATTACGAGATATGAATAATGAGCAGGTTAAAATAATCAACGATGCCTATGCTCGACTGCACGACGAGATTGATAATAATAAGAGACTCGCCATTCAGATACTTAACGAGCGTAATCAGCGTGCATACACAGGGATTACGCAGCCTCTCGATGGAGGCTATATTGAATACACTGCTCATCGAATATATCGAAAGCATCCTTAACGAGTTAGGTATGCTGTGGTATACTTAATACATAAGTAACAACGAATGCCGAAGTGGTGGAATTGGTAGACGCGGCAGACTCAAAATCTGCTAACACTTGATGTTGTGCGAGTTCAAGTCTCGCCTTCGGCACTTGCTGGTATGGTGGAATTAGGCAGACGCGAGGGTCTTAAAAACCCTTGAGAGTAATCTCGTGCGGGTTCGAGTCCCGCTACCAGCACCAAAGCAGTGTATCAGTATAGGCAAACGTGGTGGAAATAGTAAGAGAAAAGCGGCCAAGATACTAGCTTGGTATCGGGCTGGGCTGCCCATCCAGATCTATCGCCTTCTTTAAGGAATCGGATAGAATAAATCTTACAGCCTCATAATATACTGATACATTGCCCTTATAATGAGATGTAGCTCAATGGTAGAGCCTCCGACTGTTAATCGGATCGTTGCAAGTTCGAGTCTTGCCATCTCAGCCAAATACTGACTAAATCATCTCTGTTATCTGTGTTAAGCAAGACCGTTCATGCGGCTAATCATAACGCATGATCAAACGTGAGTAATGACAGCATAAGACATTTCCCACTTTCTTGTCGTGTACGTAAGTATGAAGCTGTTATGCGCAGATAACTAAAACTATTAATAAAAGGAGTAATAAACATGCAACCAGAGAAATCTTTAGATGTTCTTGTAGCTGAACATGTTTTCAATATGCCTGTAGAGTTCGATAAGTACCCTATTTTGCCTGAGTATTGTGTTGTTCGTGACTATAGCACAAATCCTGAACATATTTTTGCTATACTTACGGCGCTATCTCAAATTCCTAATATATACTGTTCTTTGTTTATTCGACATGATCAGCATCGTAAAGAAAAGCAATGGACAGTTATGGTAGGAGACAACGGACGAATTGATTGTGATTATGAGGATATTCCTCGTGTGATCTGCGAGAGAGCTGTAGAAATAGTGCGCTCGCGGAAACGATCAGTTTGACGTTCGTGTTATAATAGATACATAATCAATTAGTAAACGAGGAGCTACAAAAATGGACTATAAGGCTGAAGCTGATAAGATGTCAATTAATGCCGGTAAGGCTGCTCTGGTGCTTGGTCTGGCTAGTATCGTAGCATTCATTCTCGCTGTTGTTAATCTACACAATATTAGTGACTATATTCTTCATCCGTTGTTCGGTATTCCACTTCTTCCGCAAGGCAATCTACCATATTTTGGTATTGCTCTGATTCTCATGTTCTTTCGATGGGAACTTGGATCAGTAGCTCAGACAACCAGCGCGCTGCTCGTTAAGATTTATTCGCATCTATTGTTTTCTCCCATTAAGCCGGAAGAAAGTGATCCAGTCGCTGTGGCCGGACATGATCTTTATCAGAAAGCTGCTGAACAGGCGGCGATTGTGAAGATGAATGTTGGTAGTATGCTTTTCTTTTGCACAGCGCAGTTTGGTTTTCTCATCTTTATCACCATTTTTCACTGGTTCGTTTCTTAATCAGTGTGGGATGTTGGCTTAGAAGCAGCCATCATTTAAAGAGTGAGTCTCGGTACCGGATGCAGGTAGAGACCAGAGGAATCCTGGTATGTCTGCATTGCTGTGAGGACGGTAAGGCAAATGCTAATGTCAGATCCAAGCCGCTGACTAATCCTCACGGACTGCAAAAGAAGTTGGGCACTTCTCGATACGCAAATGTTTTGTTGAGTAGATAAATGCGTATTGGCACGATCAACTCAGCCGTGGACTCTTTGGCGTAGCAGCACACCACAGACGTTTGCTAGAGTACGTTATAAACTAGCGATACTATGCTCCGGTAGCTCAGCGGTTAGAGCATCTGTCTTATAAACAGGTGGTGGCTGGTTCGAGTCCAGCTCGGAGCACCACTTAACAAGGATTACAGTTTTATAAGAGAGGTACGGTATGTCGGAGATTGTCAAGGTACAAGTTTGACTTTGGACCAAGGACACCTGGACAGAGGCAGCAAATTATCTCTACAAGCACCATTCGTATACTTAAACAAGATAGCTACTATAAGTATCTACAGTATACAGAAGAAACTGGTATCTATACTGTGTCTTCCATCAAAGAAGACAGCTTTTTCTCCGACAGGGAGGAGGCTATGGCAGCTTATGATGCTATCATGTTTGATGACAATGTGTCTCTGACATGTAGCCAACTATAAGGAGTTTGATATGCTTGTAGAGGTTATGATCACAGCTGCAATTGCTCTTTTCCTTGTCTTGTTGGGGTTAGCATTCTTATGGCTGCTCATGCAACTTATTTTGTGGGTAGATCGCAGAAGTCCGCTTTGGGTATCAGTTACTGTCGCAATTCTGCTCGTCTATTTAATAGTAGTAGGATTGGCCTACATTGATATTATTAACCGATAAAACTGTAAAGCAGGTTGTCTTAATTGATAGCCTGCTTATTTTCATTCAAGGATGGTAAAATGACTAAACTGCATATCATGTACACCGTAGACTATGAAGGATCTTTGGATATACATCATCTTAATAATCCAACACTGCTAAAAGGAAGCGGCTACAGATTAGAAGTAAGTTTTATAGTACGAAAACGAGATGATTATGCAAAAGATGAGTATTTAAATTGGAGTGTCAATATTAATCTGGCGGAAAAGCCTACACCCGAAGAAAGAAAATATATAATAGAAAGCTATGTTGTTAAACGATTCCTTGAGAAGAAACAGTACGTGGTAAGTGATGGAGGAACGTTTGATTATGAATTATAAAGTATACTGGATAGTAGACAATATTTGTCCAATAGATTATGTAGAGAATATTTATACGATTAAATATATTGCTCATCATACAGATTTAGAAAAATCAATTTTTGGAGAAGTAAAAATACAATCGGCTATTCCACTAAATAGTGATAGCATGATCGTAGAGCATTGCATTTTCGAGGATTTAAAAAAATATATTGATTGGCCGTTTATGCACAGCATAGGAGGAAGTTTTGAGTATTAATCAAAATTATAAGTATATTTAAACGAGTTTGGTATATATGTTATAATATAACTATACAAACAGAAATGAGGATAACATGAAATATAATTTTAGAAAGCTTTACTCAATAGATGTTTCTGATATTCCTGGAAAGCAAGATATTCATGTTATCGAGAAAGCCGCAGATTTTATCAATCAATGGCATGAAGATGACTATCCTCAACGAGTTGCTTCCACCGTCCACGCTATTGTATTTGCTCTTGGTATGTGGGATACTATTCAGAGTGTACAACCGATGCATTTTCAACAGTTGGCCTCGATTATAAAAGATGGACGGTATCTAGCTATAGAGCATTATAGAAGAACACCTGTTACAATAAACAATCAAGTCTTCGGATCTCATCCAGAGCATATAGCAGCACAAGTAGGTCAACTCTGTCATAACTTTTGTGCATATTCTTTTGGATCAGACAGAGATTTGATTGAAATGTACACAAGGTTTGAAGATATTCATCCCTTTATTGATTACAACGGTAGGGTAGGCGGCGCAGCTCTTGCAGCTCTGTCATTTATTCACAGTAATTGTGAGTACATGATCCTACCGGAGCAGTAATGAAGGAATTCAGATATACGCTCATTCGTTTGGATCTTCCAGCTTATACGTTTATATGGGACGAAGAAGATTGGCTGGAAGAAGGATTCAGGAAATTGAACGTTGCCGAGATGATCGGCGCTGACTGGCTTGATGACCTAAACAATGGAGTGTATTTCAGTCGCAGATCAAGGCATCTTGTATTGTATAAAACAGAAATCGGAGTGTATACGCACAAAAAACATGAGGATGGAGTGCAGGATCATGAGCAGAAGATGTATGATCTTAAACTCCTGAATCACAAATGGCTTCGCCAAATTGAGTATGACTTAATAAGACAGCTAATAAAGCATAAGACTATTAAGCCAAGCTCCAAATTGGCAGAGCTATATTATACGCAAAAACATTTGCTAGATGTTAGAAACATTCATATGAATGCATCACGTTTCAAGCTCGAATATCTAGCAGACGAAGCTCTAAAAGATTATCAAGATGGAAAAACAAAGGTGTTAAATCTTGATGATCTGTAGAGAAAGGAGGACGTTTGAGGTATTTGATTATTATGATACTATCGTTTCATTTACAGTTACCAACTATTAATCCTCCGCAGCCAGAGCCTGTCCATTATACAGGATACGCTGCACATTATTCTCCAGGATTGATGGCGAAGGTAGCAAAAAATAGAGGAATAGAACCATATGATTGTATGATCTCTAGTCCTTTATTTCCACTTGAAACGATAGTTATCGTAAAATCTTTATCAAATGATGTTGAATTGGAGTGTAAAGTAGTTGACCAATCACATCCACGAGATAAAGAGCGGCATATAAATAATCGACTATGGGCAGAAGTCGATTTTGGATCTGCCAAAAAATTGTTTGATATCAAAAAAGTTGGACAAAAGCCAAACAGAGATTGTCCAATAGAGATATGGAAAAAGCCATGACAAACAGAGATATTGTAAATTATAAATTATACGTTGATCTTGTTCTTTTAGCGTGTATTTATGGATTTAGTGATAACAGGTTTATACAAATAAGTTACACTATTACATTAGCTTTACTCACTATAGAACATATCAGACAAGCAATAGCATTTATGAAACAACGAGACACGTAAATGATTATTAAATATCAAGTAGTTGAGGTTATCCTTGAACATAAAAAAGGAGAACCTAGATTAAAATTTGTGCCGTATCTAACATTTGACACATATGAAAAAGCCTTACAATGTATAGAGGATGCGCTTAAAAATCCTCTATTTGGGTATACTGAATTCTCCATAGTCAAGAAATATTGCAGCGTCGATTAAGTAGCTCAAAAGTAGCAAAGGAAAATCAAAATGGCGAAGCCCGTAATTCAGATCATGCCCGACGGTCGAAGGATGCTTCACGACTCAGTAACAGAAGCAGTTCAGGCTTCTGGTATTGTTTCGGGAGGGATTGTCGGATGCTGCAAGAAGTATTACAAGCAGTGGAATGGATTCAAGTTTCGGTATCTTTACGAAGAGCGTGATCAAACCACGCTCACATATTACACCGCTCGAACATGTGGTGAGCGGGAAACCAAGACACGCAATTCGGTTCTCGTTCAATACACAATTGAAGGTCGAATTGTAAATGAGTTTTATAGCGTCAAGGATGCAGCTGAAGCTCTTGGCAAGAAAAGCCTACAATGTTTCTATGCCAATCTTCGCGGTGATACTCCTACTGCCTATGGATATGTGTGGAGGTGGAGGGCGCGCTAATGATGCAGGCTATTCTTTATCTCATTCCTGTGGTTATTTTCATGGGAATGACAATTGATCTGAAGCATGATCTTACACTAGGAAAATTTATATGGTATGCACTCTGGCCTGCATACATTATAATTGTTTTTTTGTACATCATGCTTGATGCGCTCGATGAAAGTTTCCAATCAGGACGTTAGGCTGTTTAAAACAGCTCTGAAACAGGCCAGAAATAGCGCTGTGTCATTCAAGCACGGCGCTATTATTGTTTCAGGAGGTAGAATACTTTCTACTGGAAAAAATAAATACGGTTCTCACCGTATTAGTAGGATGTATTATCCACGACATAAAAAGGCAACAATTCACGCAGAGCTGCAAGCAGTGCTGAATGTACATAATTCAGAACTTCTAAAAGGCTCGACGCTTTATAGCGCTCGTATCGGACGGGGTAGAAATACTGCAACGATGATTTCTACCCCTTGTCCGTCGTGTATAGAGGTTATGAAGGCATTTGGTATCCGCGATGTAGTTTTTCATGATGGCCGTAAATTAGTTAAACAGCGAGTATGACAGAGTTTGTTTAATATGGTATACTTATATAGTAGTTTTAAATAAAGGAGCTTTCCAATGGCAGTACGCATCAATCGAACGGATAACAAGGCATTGGTGTTGGAGTTCGCTAATCACAAAGAGGCTCTGGATCATGTGAAGTCGCGCGACAAGGGCAAGCGTGTCGAGTACACAAACGACCAAAAGTACATCACCGTCAATGAGGTGATTCGTTGGGAAGTCGAGGTCGTAAAATATGAGTAAGTACACCCCAGGAAAGTTTCTGCTCATGTCGATGACGGCTTCTCCTGTTGGGCCGGAGTTTAATTCTCCGGAGGACGCGATAAAGTGGGTGGAGAAGCAATACGCAGGCAGTAACATCTCTGTCATTGGTATGGACATTTATATCAATGACGAGTGTATGTACTTCATCACACCTGTTCGATCAGTGGCTTAACATAATATGACACGCTAGGGGCGATTTTAAGGCAGTCAATGTGCAAGAATAGGGAAACCCTAGCCTAGCACAAAAGAACGCTTTAAAATGGCCCCTAGACCGTTTTAAAAGGCAATTAATACATGACAACAAAATACAATATTGCTCTATATGACATTACAAATAATCTTATAGAGAGTTGTGAAATCTGCGATGTAAATAATGCAGAGAAAATCTTTTCTGCAAAAAATATTAAGACAGGGGACACTTCTTTTTTCTCTGTTTGTAAAGACTGTGGAAAAGATTTAGCAATTCAGTATGCTCATCAAAATACCTATACAGAAGAAAATCTTCTATTTATAGGTTTTATTAAAGATTATCAATTCATCTCTAACTTAGATGCTGAGGTAGAAAGAGATATATTCGGCATTAGACAGGAGAGCGTATAATGAATATCGAGCTGCGTGTATTGTATGATCTTCCTCTTCATCGTCTTAACGCTCACTGTCCTTGTGGAAACAAGGCAACATGTTCGATGATTACTGACTTCGTGGATGGTAAGACAAGCACGAGTTATATCTGCGATGCATGTGCAATAGCATATGCCGATAGCATGCCAGAAATGAGAGATAGAAGAACATCGCAGATAGATCGTGGCTTTATTCTCGATATCAAAAGCTACGCGAGAATTAGCAAAAGGCTGCATGACCGACGGTATGAAAGTAAAAACCTCGATTTATGGCCCGAAGATTTAAATGTGAGTTAAGAAACCTTAACCGAACTGATACTTGACAAGCAGTGTCTCTCTATTATAATTATAATTGATGGGCACCTTCGGCCAAGGAGAAAATAAGAATGCCGAAAGAAAATTCAAAGAAAAAAGAAAATCCTTTTGGTGCAAAAGCATATACTTACGGACGTATGTATGGTACGTATGGAAGTATATCAAAAGGGATAACAGATTGGGATGGTATGTTAAGAGACTACCAAAAATCATCATGGTTTAGAAATTCTATTAAGCCTGAATTTTTGAGCATGCCATCTGTGCCAAAAGTACAATATATTGATATCTATGATTTAAATGATATTAGGCATATCACCGAAATATTAGATAGAGCTAATATCTCATATGAAATGTATGAGAATCCTCTTAGTTTAAGAGGTATCTGTACTGTTACATTTTCTACTGGAAACGGTACAGCAGTAGCAATTGAAGCAGATATTATCCGTTTAATCTCCGTAACGATAGTTGATCATAACGGGGATAAATCGAAGATAACTCTATGACACAGTATATAGATATCTTTTATCCAATAACAATCGACGAATTAAATAATATACTTGATCCTGTATTCCAGAAGATAGGATATACTGATCCTTTCTATACTGAGTATAAAATACCCTATCAACAACAAGATCGCAGTGCTGTATATTTATCTCTAGTAGAAGTCGGTCATCCTTATATGGAACCAAGTTTTATGATATACTCGGTAACAGAAACCAGCGACTTAGATATCATACTAGAGTTAAAGCCGTAAATATGAAAAAAGAGAAATACATAGATTTAAATGTAGACAGATTAACACGAATTAAGCTAAGATTACTGCTGCATAAGCATGGAATTGAGCATGATGTAGGTCATGAAGAGGGTAATTATTATGTAGAGTTTAAAATAGGAGATACCTGCATCTGTGTTTGTTATTCTGATGATACAGGTGTACTTACTCCATATTTCGTATCGATACTGGATATAAAAGAGAATAATTCTAAAGAATATATTTTATAGAGGATAAAAAATGGATCTTTTTATAGGTGAAACGTATGCAGATGTTTTCTCAAAACTTATTAGACTCGGCGGAGTAACTATACACGTGGATTATAATCCGCTATATCTAAAAAAGAGATTTTCTAAAGATATACAAATGGCTGTAAAGATAAGCAATGATTTAGGAAGAGATTATAGTCTATTATTTATTAGGGAGAATAATCAATTATTTAGTTTGTCAGGAGTATATGAATGGAAACGAAAAGTCAGGTAATTGATCTCTATGTCGGTCAAGAATGGTTTAGTGCAAGAAATATTCTTGAAGCCGCTGGGATAAGTTGCCATGCTTTTTCTGATACCGGCGAGTGGGCATTGACTAAAGGTGCTACAGTGCGAGTATCATCTAATAACTTTTCTAGTTATGAATTGGCAAGAGTAACATCAAGTTTTCACTTAGTTAAGAACTACTTTAGCTGGAACATCTCGGAGTAAATATATGTATATAGATATTTATGTTGGTCAGAGCTGGGATGATGCAAGAAAGACTATAACAGATGCAAGGATAGCTTGTGCTGCTTATTTAGATATCAAAAATCCAGGTATAGGTATAGTGCATCTATCCTCTAATCAAGAGGATACTCGATATGATCCGCATTATTTACGAGAAAATGCGAAGGGATATAGACTACTTGTTAGCGATCCTCGCGGCTCGATGCATGGTTATCTAATTAGTGGAGATATATAATGCTGTATATAGATATCTATGTAGGGCAGACATTTGTTGAAGTACGAAGTATGCTTATAAAAAAGGGACTATATCCATATACACGTACAATAAGCGAATCTAGAGCTCTTTGTCGAGTAATAGCTAAACATGATGACCGATTCTCTGCTCTCACTTTATTTATTTCATCGACTGATCCTGGAGTGTTTGAAATCGTATTCGGGCCGCATGGATGGATGATAGCAGGAGATTAGTTATGCCACAAATTATCGACGACCAGATCTATGATATCTTTATCGGCGATAAAGAAGATCCAATTATAAGAATGTTAGAGAAGTTAAACATTACTTATAGTTGGATACCGTCAGGCAGAGACGATACCGATACTCTAAGATTAAGTCCGGCTAATGATGAGAATAATCCATATGTATATCTCGAATTTAAACATACAAATGAGGGATGGATCATTACGGATTTTGAAGATATTTAATTAGAGAGGTTATCTTAACCACGAGTTAGATAAATGTGGTATACTATGATCATTAATCAACAAACAATTAAAGACGATGTAGTCAATAATAGACTAATACTTCTCTGCGAGCGTGCTTTTGTTGAAAAAGGTACGCTAAAATTGTTTGTTCCTCTTTTACAAGAGGAGGTTAATGATCATATTGTATACTCGAATCATGCTTTTCGACGAGAGGAATCTACATTAGACGAATGGTTTGTCGAGACTGTACCATCGTTTGATATTATTTTCAAGTTTAATCCTAGTACTCTTATATATGAGGAATAATATGTACAAGCCGCTAGAGAAAGTTATCAGAATCGTTCGCAACGATGGTGTTGGAATTTTGTACAGAGTTGTAGACGAAGACATGTCTGTTACATTATCTCATAATGACAAACATGTAATCATGTGCTCTATTGATCCTGAAAATAATGATGAGTGCGTTCTAACCATCATTACCCATCTTTGCGAAGATTATATCACCGACATTGGAGATCCTGTTCGTGTTGACAGATTGATCATTCCGGCTGATGTTCGTCAAGCTCAGATTGATTATGCTGTAGCTAGTCGTGATCGATCTGAGGGTAAAGTTGAGCGATGGCAAGAGAAAGCACGCATGCGCGTGTCTATCTTTAAAACATGGGATGTTACACTAAGTTAAGGAGATTATTCTACCATGATGTTAGTATACAGTGTTACTCCAGATGGAGAGTTTGGTACTTCTGTCCATTATATACCATGTGGTATATATGACAGTATTGATTCAATAGTTAATGATTCAAAGAATATCAGCCTTAATCCATACATTGACAAGGCTGATGTACATATTAAGGATGAGCTTCCATTAAAATGGTTTAAAGATCGCTTAGTGCGGGATTGTGAGCTTAACTATACAGAGCAAACCAGAGGTGGTAAATATCTTCTTTTCACAGGTTCTTATTATGAAGATACCGTATTTGCTGTATTCTATGTTGTAGATATTCAAATGAATGCAGTGTTTCCGATTTAAGAGGTATAAATGAAATTAAAATATGGAGATATGTTTAAACATCTTGAAGATTGTGATGCTGTGTTCGTCACAACTAACGATGTTATTAAGCGAGATGGCTCGCTTGTAATGGGTGCAGGAGCTGCATTACGAATGACGTATGATTTTCCAGATGCCCCAAAAACATTTGGTCAAGCATTACTTCAAACGACAAGCGATCCGTATGGAGTCTTGTGGACTACAACGATTTACAGCCATCGTGAAATTGATATTGGAATATTCCAAACAAAGAGGCATTTTAAAGATGCCTCTGATCTAGGATTAGTTGAGTACAGCACCGCTTGCTTAAAGAGTTATGCAGATAAATTCCCAGAATATAATATCTATCTCAACTATCCTGGAATTGGTAGGGGTGGATTATCAGATAGAGATGTTTATCCAATTATTAAAACGCTACCAAATAACGTTTTTGTATGGAGAATGTAATGATTAATTTTATACTAATAGGTTCAGCTATTTTTAATGGTATTACAGTTATCTTCTTTTGCTATTTAATAATTTACTTCTTGGATAAACTTTTACTGAAGCGTAAAGATAATTGGAATCTATTCTTCATTGCTATGGCATTTATCGGTGCAGCCTCGGCTATGAGTTTACTAATCGAGCGTATTGGTGATTTACTGAGAATTTATAATGGAGCATAAAAATTTATACAATTATGGAAAGAATTAGGAACACTATGAGAGAATTTAGGACGAAAAGTGGCCCGTATGCAGGATATGCTATTCGAGATATTAAAAATGGCTGCTACCTTCATCGAGGCTGGGATTACAATGCTAGGAAAAGTATCCTTAGTTGGAAGGTTAAGGCAGATATTCTCGATCTTTTTAACAATACACAAGAGATACGAGATTTCTATCTGAACGGGTACATTCACGATGCTCGATGGGTAGAAACAGTTATTAATGGAGTTAGTAATCTCTTTCACACAGACTTAATAGAATCTGTAAAATTAACACCATTTTCTATGGACAATCGAGAATGTTGGAGTTTCGCAACCCGCAATTGTCACTATTCAGTGATAAAACTTTGGATGAAGCAGACAATAATTCATCAAGTATCTCTACATCGACTTAATGATGAGGAGGAAAATATTAATGTTTATTAAAACACCAGAGTCACTTGGCGATCATAAATATAATATCGGCGATATCGTTCGTGTAAATCAGAAAACTTATGTGATTCGAGATATTTCTTTTGGTGACGATCCAGAAGAGGTATATTATACAATGACAAGTGGTCAGATTTTCTCAGAAAGCGATATTGAATAGTGAGTAAAGTAATTGCATTTACTGGTCACAGACCAGAGCGATTAGCAGCAATAGCAGATGTCGCAACACTACGAGCTAATCTTTCATTAAAGCTAGTGCATGCATCATCATGTATCACTGGAATGGCGAATGGCTTTGATACCGTCGCTGGTTTAGTTTGCAGGAACATGAAAATACCGTATAAATGCGTTGTACCATACAAACAACACATTCCAACGAAAGTACGAAGCGTACTTCTTGCTGGCCGACCTATTATTACTCTCAATCAACGAGAAACAGATTATTATAATCTTCTTGTTGGTGCAAAAGATGTACACATTCTTCATGATGAAATGGGTTACAATGTAGCTTGGTACTTCGAGAGGGATCGGTGGATGGTAGATCATGCTGATGAAGTTATTGCAGCATGGGATGGAGTGAAGAAGGGCGGCACATGGGAAACTATTAAGTACGCCGTTCTTCAAAATAAATCAGTGTACAACATCATTACAGGAGAATATTATCATGAAAGAAGTAAAAGTTTTTAAGACAGTATTTGTCGTGATGTATTGTGTACCATCAAGCATCACGGTCGGGGAGGTTTTTGATCAGATTCATGACGCTGTTGAGCATTTAGAAAATACTGGGTTCGAGCGACTACCTGGGGACACGAGTCAGTTTCCATTATCGTATCGGCTAAAGAGCGGCGAACTTGGATGGGCTGCTATCCATGAAAGAGAACTGATATATGTTAATTAATATCGGTGATCGTGTCCTTGTCAAGCAAACTGAGTCGAATGAATCAGGATGGGGAACTGTAGTAGATTACACTCCACAGTATAAATATCCAGTACAAGTATGTTTAGACGAGAATGTAAAATTATCTGATTTGTGTATGGAGGAGGATTTTATATCACGAACACTACTGTACGAAATACATGAAATACTCGAAGTCAAAAAGAAAGCAAACAATTAGATAGAGTTAAGTTATGAACAAAGATTTTAAAAGAATATCTGTTTCCGTGCGAACAACAAAACAAAGAGTAGTAAGTGCTCTTTTATGGTCGTTGACTACAGTATTATGCACGATTTTTGGAGGATTTTTGGCAGTATTCTTCGGCGGTGTCTCAATGAATTGGCCTGCCATTATTATATGGTCTCTACTTAGTGGTGTTCTGTCTGGGATAACAGCTTATAACCGAAGATATGATGTTAAGAGGTATTAGGATGTTAGATTTAGTATTTCCAGAAAGAGTACGAGTAAAAGAAACAGAATGCAGTGAGTCTGGTTGGGGTACAGTGTTCGGCTATGATCATTCACTCCAAAGATGGGTTATTCGACTTGATAACGATGTTAAACTATCAGATGAGTTTCTTTATGATTATGTTACTCATCTACTATTATTTTCAGAAGATGAAATAATTGAAATAGAATCTGAATGGACAGTTAAAGATTCTGCAATAGCTAAAGAATACTACGATTGGAGAATAAGCTAATGAATTGGGTTGCAATAGCAGATCAACTCCCGCCTATGTCGGTGCTTGTGTTGTTGGCAAGAGTATTACCTAATACTACATACGAAGAGTATAGTGTAGGAAAACGTACTATTAAATTTGCTCATGACCAGTTTACTATCTTTTATCAATACCCTGATGGTATTGACATGAGATATGCGGAGCACAGTGAATTTACTCACTGGTGTAGAATCTACCCAACGACTACTATGGTTGAAGCGACTACTATGATTGAAGATTGGGTATAAAGGAGATATCAAATGCCTAAGAATCCAAACATCTTGGAGTTACTAGAAGAGTATGATGGGCTATTGGAGTGGTTAGATAAGCTCCGACTGTGCGGAGATAACGAAGATCTGCTGTCTTGTCTAGGGCAGCTACATGATGTATCAGAGCCGTTGGTGGAAAGACTAAGAGATATAGCCACCAAGAATATCAGTGGTTTACATATCTATGTACCAAGCGGCCCACTTGCTCAGGAATTTGCTAGTTGGATGAGCGAGGCCGGCGAGCAGTATTTTGGTGAATGGCTCGCTGAACAGGGTATGTCGGCAACTATCGACTACGAAACAATACGTCCTCGGAAGGGCGTACTTGAATATACAGAGATTAACATTCAGCCTCGCGTAGAGGATGAGGAATAGGGGGGGGGGGTATGCCAGATTGGCAAGGTAATACTTATACGTATACAGTAAAGTATCACTTAGATCATGAGGAATTTTATCCCAATGATGAACGAAGGTGGTGTATTGTATCTAGGTATGGTAGCAGTAATCCTCAACCTATAGACGATGCATTACTATGGTTTCTTATCTTTTTAAGAAAAAGAAGCAAGCATATGATACGAATTATTTATAATCCGCACTTCGATGACTTGATAAGGCAGTTAATAGAACATGACGTAGAGTTTACATTAGAGTAAGTATAGATTAGTGGATAACTTCTGGTGGTCTCTATAAATACATTTACTCAACGCTCACGTTTTGTGGGCGTTTTTTTTGTCTTGAAATAGGTAGAAAATAACCCTAGCCAACAATGCAAAATAGCTTTATAAACCGCATTGTAATGCCCTAGGATTGACGAAAATACTCAGATCATACCCTAATAGGGGGAAAATGGGAAAACCGTTTGTAGACGGTCATATTATGTTAACTTGTTGTATCTACTTGGAGTTATATGCTTGTAGTATAATATAAGAAATTAAAACTAATTGAATAACAAGAGCAACCTCTAAACAAAAGGTTGCTCTTTTTTTTTATGTTTTTTGTCCGTTGAAAAGTATGTCACTATCCGCATATAGTTATTTTGCCCGTAAAGCCCACTGCGCGCCGCGCTGTTGCATTTTTCCCCTATATCTGTATAGTTGTAGCTTTTTGGCAAACAATCGCTTATAAGCCCGCACAGACGGTCATATTATGTCAACTAAAACAGGGCACAAAAATACCCCACAGAGAAATATAATCTCTGTGGGGTATCCTGTTTAGCGCCTAGCTATTGATACGATTATAGAGATCAACAGCCTCACTAAGAACGGTAAACGAGCCTTGATGTACAAGTCCTCTTCCATTCCCACTTGCGACGAGATACACAATATGTGCCTCACCGTTCTCGTTTATCATCATAGCAGCAGATAGCTGTTTCTCGTAACCGTAGCCGTAGTCGCTGGCGAGCACAATAGCAGAGCTATCTCCAATAGCATTACAAGCTTCCTCCAATGTTATGGTAGCCTCTTTTTTCCACCATCCATACCACGCTTTACCCTCAATAATCCTCCTTCCGTAGTAATATCCCTCCGGTGAAATTGCTTCCATTTCTGGAGTAATCCAGTCGATCAGGTGTGAGAACCCAAACGATTTACCAAAGCATCGTTTGGTGTCTTCGATGCTACTCTCGATTACGGTCAACTTGCTCTGTTCCTGATCCATAGTCAGAAGCTCTTTCGCTCCTTTTAAGATCTGATAGAACGTATCCTCGAGATCCTTTGCCCTGAAAGGATCGTTGAGGACAAACGATCCAGTGCTCATGATCTCAAAATTGATGGTGTGTGTTGAGTTCCGCATGATTTCTCTCCTTAATTTATACCTACGAGTTTAGCAGGACGCCCACCGACGAAGAAGATATTACCTTTACTACGAGTTACAGCAACATAGCAAAGGTGATCTTCTTGTTCCTTTTCCTCAGGAGTTTCAGCCGATGGATGTGGCATCAACTCTGGGTGGACAATGATTATGTTCTCTGCTTCCAGACCCTTGGCCTTATGACCAGTGGTCAAGAGGACATAATCGACATCATCCATATTTGTCACAGAGACAAACATAGATTTGAGTTTGCCGACAACACTATCAGGGTGAAGCTCATCCTTGCTAATCATGTCTCTGATAGATGTCGAGTTTTGTGCAATCTCGACAAGAGACATGATCTTGTCCTTGAACGTCTCGATAGAGGACTTTGTAGTCTTACGAGACTTCATCATTCGCTCAAGCTGCCGTTCCATGTACTCCATGAGATCAGAGACAAGAGCGGCTGGCGTTGTTGCAGGGAATCTATTCACCAGTTGTATGAGTTCCTCTGCAAAATCCTTGCCTTGGATACGCACAATGTATCCAAGTTTTACGAGTCGGAAGGCAACAGCTACGAGCGGATTGTTCGTCCGACAGATAATCATATCCTTCGGATCAAAACCAATCTGCTCTATACTATCGACATCAAAAATCTCGCCCTCTGCATTTGTATCCCACGCAACGAGGTTTGGTACAAACTTGTTTGCGAGACGAACCGCTGCTTTTGAGCAACGGAACGTTGTCATGAGCGGTAACTCAATAATATTTCTGTCAGATAGTTCTGACAAGAAATTCGTGATACTATTTGTATCTGCGCCACTGAAGGCGTAGATCGCTTGATCACGATCACCGACGATGATGAGCCTACCTCCCATTGAAGCAAGCTTCACAAGAACTCGTTTCACAAGATTCAAATCTTGAGCCTCGTCAATGACAACGAGATCATAAGTTTGAATCTTGAGGCCGAGAATGACTGGAAGCCAGATCTGATCGTCAAAATCACACGACGATGTATCTCTTCGTGATGCTTCAATTGCTAGAGGTACACGAAAGAAGATCTCATCACGCCAGCCATCATCTGGTATTTCAATACCATGAGATGATACAAATCCCTCTAGATCCTCAGTGTTCGTACCATCAAGGAGATACGCTTTGCATAAAGATACAAGATGCTTAATAGCGCTGATCACCTCATGGTGAATAGCGTTTTGAATCTTATCATCTTGAGTTAAGCGTTCGCCCTTTTGAGCACGAACAATAGGATACCAGCGTTCTAGTATCTCATTCATTTTAAGAGGGTTAACACGAATGTTAGGGAAAGCCCTCTTGAGTTGCTTCAATCCAAAAGAGTTGATGGTCATCGCCGAGGCATTCTCAGGCACTCTTGCCTGTAATTCATCGGCAATACTCTTATTAAAGGCAAGAGTTAGCACACGCCATGAACTAGGACAGTGGAAATGAAGCCCCATCTCTATGGTACTCGTTTTACCACAGCCCGCTCCGGCTTGAGCAGCGATGACATCTCCAGGAATCATATTTTCCATATGTTCCCAAATGACTTCTTGCTCATCGCTACCCTTACGTTTGACTGGGATGCGACGAACGATCTCTGTTCGCTCAGGAACATAATTCCTACGTCCTTTGCAACCCTTTGAGCGAAAATTGGAGCAGCCATAGAACTGGTAGCCGCTCCCCTTCACTGTACGAAGCTCCATATAAGCTTCACACAAGGGACAAGATACAGCTTTAACCATATTGCACTCCTATATGATGCACAATCGAACGTACAAATAAATTAACTAATTATATAATAACGATCTAACTCTACCTAACTCAAAATAAAAGAAGTGCGCCCACGTTTTGAGCGTGGACGCACAAAGTATTTTAGAAACCGTTTAGCCGAAGTGCCTCTTCGGCATCTTCTCGACTGTCGAATAGATTATGATACATCCCGATAACCTGATTACGATTATCTTTGATTTGTACCACACCTCCAAGGCTTAGATTGAGTGCGAGCTGGGCGTCGTGGATCTTGATCACACTTGTGATGAAGTTATTCTCTTCATCTATGGTTGTGTAGATAGACCAGCTTTCTTTCTTCTTTTGCAGCATACTTCCTCCTAGAACGGAAGATCAAATTCTACAACCGGCACTTCGTACACCTGTACCACGGCTTGAGGTTTTTTATTGTCTTTCTTGACCTCATTACGTGATGCCATCTCCATATCTCCTAGAGTTAGCTCGCCGTCAAGATATTTGCGAGCGATCTCTCGCATTCTACTTTGTAGCGAGCTAGTATCGCGAGGATACCACCCCGCGAAATTACTGGCTTGAGAAGAATCCATGCCATAGACTCTACACCACCAGTATTGCTTCTCACGCTCCATGCTTTCTAGCCGAGTTTTCTTCTCGGCATAGGGCACAGAAGAGTTCCAGAGTAACTGAGACGTCTCATGCGTGAGTCGCATGATTTGTGCTCTGTTCGGGTCAAGTTCGACGTACTCCTTCTTCAGTGTCCTTGGTTGCCTCATATAAAATCTCCTAGGCAGGCATATAGTACCCAGCTGAGCACACGAACAAAACGCCGCTCGTGTGCTCTACTCGAAACTACATGCCGTGTGCTCCACAGATTAGATTCTGCTTGTTGATGTTGATGCGATACTTGTTATGGATACGGATGTATCCATTGAGATTCTTCGCCGTCCTTCCGTAGGCATGGAAGGAATATCGCTCGTTCTGATCATCAATTCCCTCGATATAGAGATGATCAGATGTGTTAGCGTCCCGCCGCTCATCGAACTTCGTGAACGTAACCGTCACGACCACTGAGAAAAGAACGTTACCGAACATGATGCACTCCTTATATTCATAAATCTACCTACCATTTGAGAGTACGATGTTCGTCACTCAAGGTGCATCGTACTCTCTGAGGCGCTAGATCTCGTTGCCGAAATACTCGTCGATCACGGCCCCGTAAGCAGCCGCGAGGCTGCTATCCCCCGTGTTCTTGATATCCCCCTCATGGATCTCAAGATGCCAACGCCGTGTTGGCTGAGCCATCGAGGGCTTGCGCGCCTCGACAACGTTGATGATTGTGATGCGAGGATCGCGGCGCTTCTTGCGCCGCTCGACGGTGATGTACTCACCGCCATTGAGATTGCGAACGAGAACCTTACCCTCACGGGTGTTCTCGTTGAAGCCGCCGTCGATCCTCTTGACCGTGATTCGGTTGTTGCTAGTTGCCATGAGTTCCTCTTTGTACATATTCCGAATATCAGAGATAAATCCATCGTTCGAGACCACTGGAAAACTCCGGTTCCAATGATACTCGAACTCCTCTGCGCACATATCGGGATACGAGCCAGCGCGCCCGATACTGTTTGTGATATCGTAGAGCTGGGCGATAGTAGGATCTTCCCACATAGACTTGAGTGGGATACCCCTTGCGTATCTCTCTACTTCCATCATGAGATCACAGAGAGTAATCAAACTCTCTGTAGCGAGATGGAATTGGATAAAGTGGTCGGCGCGCTCGTCAAACGTAAGTGAGCTCATTCCCACTCATCCTCTACTCTGGTTGAATAAACAACCAGAGCGCGGTGTGTCGGAGGAGTATCCGACACGAAAATATCTTCGATGTTCGCGGCCATCTCCCCTGCGATGGGGGCCTCAACTTGCATCTTGCAGAGCATACTAGCAAGATGCAAGCGGGCGAGATTACGATTAACGTAATCCTGCTCCTCCTGCGACATTGGGGACATAGGTTCTCCTTTATATTATAGTTCTAGATACCAATTGAGTGTAGAATAGTCTCTGGTCATGCCAGTATCCTACACTCTCAGGGGCTAGAACCAGCTATCAACCTCACGATGAATAGCATCCACCGCAATGATGCCGAGCATCACGGGCGGAGCAATAATCGTTGTTGCGATGATAGCAGGTATGAAGACAACTGCTTCTGCTATCACAATCGCGTTTAGAGCATCTTCAGGTTTCACCCGAAGAAGTGGCTTGCCGTTTTTGATCTCGAAGACGGGCTTGTCACTGTAATCGCAGCATTTGGGGAGTTTCATAGACCCTCCTAAAATAGAGATAAGGGGCTAGTATACGAGATTTCATATGACTCTCGTGCTATGCCCCGTTTAGAGATTCTAGCCCTCAAGGGGCTATGGTGCCCATTTTATAGCAGATGGGCGCTGCTAAGAGATTTAGCTCTGCTCAATATTACGAGGATTATACCCTGCGAGCATGAGCGCTCCAATAGCGCACGCCATACGATTGTATGACGAGAAGTTGGCGATCATGATTACTGTGTTGAGATTCTTCCTAAACGTGAGGAAGTTTGATGTCTCGCCCTGATCGATCATCACGTCGCCTGCGTACAGGCACCAGAGCCAAGTTCCGCCGCTGCGGTACCAGTGATCGATCAGGGGGACACGGTTGGAGTTCGAATACGACCAGAGACGTTCGCGCTCATTGTGGAAATAGAACTCGTCGCCAGCACCTCCGCGCGAGGCAACCTCTCGAAGCTCCTTCGCCTTGTGGGGCAGCATGTCGATGGCGGTGTCGAGATCGACGTCGGGG